CTTTCCCTACCTTATCAACAGGTGGGGCTGCTATCATCAATTCTACTCCTTATGGAGTTGGTAATTTCTACCACTCTACTTGGGTAGATGCTATTGCCGGAGGGAATCCATTTAATCCACTTCGATTGTATTGGCAAATGCACCCAGAACGAGATATTAATTGGTACAATGAAATGTCTTCTGCTTTGGGAACCAAAAGAACTGCACAGGAAATTGATGGTGACTTCTTGTCATCTGGAAATACAGTCTTCGACCTGTCTGATATCAAGGCAATCGAAGACTGCCTTAGTGATTATCCCTGTATTAAGAAAAGGTTTAATGGTCAGTACAGACAATTCTGCGAACCAGAAGATAACAAGGAATACTTTATTGGTGCCGACGTTTCTACTGGTAGAGCAACTGACTACTCTGCTTTTACTTGCATGGATAAAGCTGGAGAAGAACAAGCAGTATTCAAAGGCAGGCTATCAGTAGATAAGTATGCCAGACTACTTGGAGATACCGGTCAATTATTTAACTTTGCAACTCTTGCTCCGGAATCAAATGATGTTGGATTGGCAGTAACCTCTAAACTTCAAGATGAAGGTTATCCTAAACTGTATTACTACCAAAAGATGCTTAAGAAGAAAGGTAAATCTAGACCCGAGATGGATAAATCTCCTGGATGGTTAACTACTCAAAAGAATCGTTCAGTAATCGTTGAAGGCTTAGAACAAGATATACGAGAAGATAATATCACTTGTAAAGACCCATTCTTTGTTCAAGAAGCCTATACCTTCATATATGATGGTTTGGGTAGGCCAGTTGCAATGGGTAAACATAGAGCTAACAATTCAGCAGTAGATGTAGACCTTGAAGGTGATGTATATTCTGATGACTCCATATTTGGTAAAGCTATATGTAATCACATAAGGAAAGGAAAAACTAACGTAATTGTACAACCAAAATGAAAAAGAAGTTCAACTTTAATTGGAGTTGGGGGAGAAAGAAGGACCCACCTCCAGAACCCTACAAAGAGGAGAAGAAATCAAAACCTTCTACTATCTCTCCTGGTAGAGTTTCAGTCGATGAAGATGAATCTCTTATCAGTTCATTAAAGGGTATTACTGCAATGGTAGACCCTTCTTTTCGTGTTGAAGTAATACCTCTAATTCGAGATTTATATAAAGTAAATCCGGATATGGGAATTGCTTTGCAGGATATGTTTAAGTTAACCAATACTGGTCATACTGTAACATTCCCTAACAATACGGATGATGAAGCAGATAAGATGAGGAAACATCTGGCTGAGAAAACCAAGAAATGGTCAAGGTATACTGCTGGAATAGATGGCTTGGTTAACAAGATGATTGTACAATGTCTTGTTGGCGGAGCTATTTCTGTTGAGGGAGTTCCCGATGAAAAGCTGGAAGGTTTGGATACTATCCTATTCCTTAGACCCGAGAACATTGTATTCAAAAGGGAAAACAATGGAGTATATTCTCCTTATCAAAGGAATAAGAATTACTTCATAAAGCACCAGGATTACATTAAGCTTAACCCAGAGACTTATGTATATGCTGCAATGTATAATGATACCGATGAACCATACGGAATACCACCGTTCATGGCAGCATTGGATTCATTGAAAGGACAACATGATATGAGGGTAAACTTTAAACATATCATGGAAGTCTGCGGTATGGTAGGATTCTTGGAAGCTAAGATGGCTAAACCTGACCAATCTGGTAATGAAAGTGTAAGGCAATATGAAGCTAGACTAGAAAGAAACCTAAGAGACCTAAAAAGAAATCTTAGGGATGGTATGAAAGATGGAATTGTAACGGGTTACATTGATGACCATGAGTTTAAGCTTAACTCTACCACTAAGGAATTAGGTAACATCAAGGAACCCTGGAACATGAATCAGCAATCAGTTGCCAATGGTTTGGGAGTTAATGGTAATCTTATCGGAGTTAGTTCAACAACTGGTGAGGGAGCAACGGGAATAATGCTCTCTAAATTAATCAGCCAGTTAAAGAATCTACAAATGCTTGTAACTTATGTATTAGATTTTCTTTATTCTCTAGAACTGCGCCTGGCTGGCTTTAATAACAAGGGAATAAAGATTCAATGGGGGACTTCAACTATCTCGGATGAAGTTAAAGTTCAACAAGGTCTTCAATACAAGATACAGAATTTGGATTTGTTGTACAAAGCTGGTATCATTAGCCAAGACCAATATGCTTGGGCAATGGGGTATGATTCTCCTGATGAGGATGAACCAAGAGTTTCACTTGAAGACCAGTTTGCTAAAGGTGGTAATTTAGACCCTCAAGAGGGTACTAAGAAGAAACAAAGGCAGAACGATAAGAATCAATCTGCTCGTAGGTCAAGAGATAAAATTAACCCGGCTCCTTCTCGAGGAGACCAAAATACTAAAGCAAGATGAGTAAATTTACAACGAAAAACAAAGAGCATATTGATTCTATGGTGATTGGGCAAGGTCATACTATAATGGCTGGGTATATCCCAGAATCAGTAGGAGCCCAAGCCTTCTCCGAGAATTATTATAAATGGAAGACTCCAACACCTGACACAATTGCTCAATTTGGATTTTGGGGAGGTAATATAGATTACAATACTTATTATCCTAACCTTGATAAATCTGAACTTACTCCTAAGGACGAAGAATTTATCGAACCGATGTTTAGATTACTTTCAGAAACGATTGTATCTAAAAATTGGAATCCTACTGACTTTAGTCAAAATGGAGTACTAAAGGCATCAATGAAACTGTTACTTGGTCAAACCGTAAACTGCGACCATGAAACAAACATTGGTAATGCAATCGGGGCTGTATCTCAAGTGATGTGGCAAGAATCTTATAAAGATGGACACTTCACTATTCCTGCAGGTATCAATGGTATTCTGAAGATTGATGGTAAGGCAAATCCAAGAATTGCTAGAGGAATCCTTATGGAACCTCCTTCAATCCACAGTAATTCAGTAACTGTACAGTTCAAGTGGGATAAATCTCATCCAGGAATGGAAGATGGTGAATTCTACCGGAAGCTTGGTACCTATGATTCTAAGGGAGAGATGGTACGTAGAATAGTTACTGAGGTAGTTCGTTATTTGGAAACTTCATTAGTATCCCATGGTGCTGATTCATTTGCTCAAAAGATTGGTTCAGATGGTAAAATTGTTAATCCTACTTTTGCAAAAAGAACCTGGGCTTCTTATGAGGAATATAGGGATGACAAGTCCAAACAGTATTTCTTTACTGACTACAAAACAGATCTCTCAGAGTTTCAAGAAAAGGACGATACTCATGGTTCTTTAATTGATAACCAAGAAAACCAAAATAATAATAAAGAGAATATGAACGAAGAATTGCAAAAATTTCTTGAAAAGCTTTTCGGGGATAATATGCTATCCCTTGCAGAAGGCAAAGAGATGACTCAGGAAGAAGTCATTTCATGTATTCAAAGCTTGGTATCATCCAAAAACAGTCTTCAGACTACGGTTGATAATCTGACTACAGAGAAATCTTCTCTCACTGAACAGATTAATAATTTGAATGCTGAAGTAGCAAACTTGAAGGAAATGGCAACAGTAGGAAAGAATCACATTGCTTCCCTCCGTGAAAATGCCGTTGGTACTTACAAGAAGTTGATGGGTGACAAAGCCGATGAAACCATCATCACTATGTTGAATGCCGAAACTACTGGCATGGTTACTTTGATTTCTCTCCAGAAAGACTATCAGGCTCGTTTGGAAGAGAAGTTCCCAATGGTATGCGCAAGCTGCGGTTCTCACGATGTAAGCCGTGCTTCTTCAGCTCAGGAAGTCGATGAAAAATCAGGAACTAAGACTGAGGACAAAACTAAATTGGCCGAAAGATCTACTTCCGATGTTCTTGATGACATATACAAGAGTAAGTTCAAATAAAGAAATAATCGATAAATATCACTGTTATGACGAAAATCGTAAACAAAGACCAAGCAATGACTCTCTTTGGGGAAAAAACTCCAAGAGCGGTGATTTACAAAAGTGAATCCCACAAATTGCACCAAGCCTTCAATGTAAAAGAAGGAGAAACAATCGTTCAGGGTATGCCGGTGGCAATTGATGAAACTGGCCTCATATTCCCTTTCAAAGATGCTGCTACTGAAGTATATTTGGGAGTTGCTGTTACTGATAACATCAATCCGGCTTACCGTGCCCAGCATAACTTCCCTGTAGAAGTTACAGTTGCCATGGAAGGTTACATGATTTGTAATTGGGTATCAAAGGCTACTCTCACTGCTGGTTATGTAATCCCTTCTGGAGATTTGCTAAATGACCGTTTTGTAAAAGCAAACCAGGGAACCTCAACTCCTTTCATTGCTCTTACTCCGGCAGACGAAGCAAACGAGTTAATCCAAGTACTTATTAAATAAGAAGAAAAATACATTATGGAAAAAGTTGATATTTCAAAACTGAAGAAGGAAGACTTTATCAAAGAACTTCCTCAAATGGTAAGTCAGCTGGATGCTTTCCGTCAGGGAGCCCAGAATAAAAAGCCGGTAGAAGTTACCCTGGGTGAACTTGCTACAGGTAAGTGGGGAATCACAGAAGATGAATTGTTCGAAAAGGTTGGTATCAATCCGAAAATCGATACAATGGAAAACATCTTCACAATGCCTCAGCAAGATGTTCGTTGGATTGTTCCGGAAATCATTCGTTCTGCCATTACTTTGGGTATGCGCCAAGCTCCGTTTTATCCGGAGATTATTGCATCTGACCAGTCTATCAATGGGCTGACTGCTATCATGCCGATGATTAACATGTCCGATGCTGCACCGGCTAAGGTTAACGAGGCAGAAACAATTCCATTGGGAGATGTAAGCTTCGGACAGAAATCAGTTTCTCTGTTCAAAATCGGTAAAGGTTTTAAACTTACTGATGAAGTTCGTAACTACGTTTCTCTTGATGTATTGGCAATCTACCTTCGTGACTTCGGTGTTCAGCTAGGTTATGCAATGGATACCCTGGCAATGGACGTTGTTATCAATGGTAACAAACCTGATGGTTCTGAATCTGCTCCGATTATCGGTGTATATGAAACAACCAACGGTATCACATATAAGGACCTTCTCCATATTTGGGTACGTGCTGCTCGTATGGGACGTAACTTTACTACAATGATTGGTGGAGAAGACCAAGCTATCGAAATGTTGAACCTGCCTGAGTTTAAAGACCGTCATTCAGGTACTACTGAAGCTACACTCAACATCAAGTCTCCGGTACCTAAGAATGCCAACTTCTACATCCATCCGGGAACTCCTGACCAAGGCCTTCTGCTGATTGATACATCGGCTGCCTTGATTAAGCTTACTGCTAAGCAGTTGATGTTGGAATCTGAAAGAATCGTTTCCAATCAGACTCAAGCAATCTATGCAAGCTTGACTACTGGCTTCTCTAAGATGTATCAGGATGCTGCACTCATCTTGTCTGCAGATAAGAAGTTCTCTGAAGCTGGATTCCCGGACTTCATGAACATAGACCCGTACTTGATGGTTAACCTAGAGTAAAGCCACCTGGTTTTATTTTACACAGTTCTAATTTCGAATGGGATAGGGTTTTGCGAGGACCCTATCCCTATTTTTAAAACATCTAAAAACTTAGTAGATTATGAGTGAAAAAATAAAAGTAACTGTAGGGGCCAAAGCTTACAGTTTTCATGACCAGTCAACTGGTATCACTATCGCAAGAGGAGAAGAAAGAGAACTTACTCTCCGTCAATTTGGTTCAAAGAAAATCCAAATGGCTTTGAACTCGGGACATCTTCGGATGATTGCTGACAAAAACAAAGTAGAGAAATATTCGGCTAACGATTTGGACAAGCTGGAAAAGAAACTGACGGCTCAGTTTGAAAAGGGTATGGAAGTTGCAAAGATTGCAAAGGCCTATACTCTGGAAGAACTTACTCTCATTGCTGCTCGCCACGAAATCGTAGCCGAGAAGAATGATACTCCGGTAACCCTTGTTCAGGCATTGCTGGAAGAGTTCGAAGAACAATCTAAATAATTCATCATGGAAAATCTAGACTTCGTAGCTACTACGAATGGTCTGGAAGTTTCATTTAGAGTACTAAGCAAAGTCCCAGCCAAGTCCATTTTTGACTGGGACTTTGGTGATGATAAGGGGTCCGCTTACGATGTTAAGCAACCAACTTATACTTATGAAAAGTCCGGATTCTATACAGTAGCGTTGAACATAACGAACTCCGAAGGACTTAACTTAAATGCAACTAAAACCGTAATTGTAAATACCGAGTCTAAAACTACATTAACCGATAGTATATATAACCTAATCAATTATTACATTCCTTCAGAAATCTCAGATGGTATGTCATCAGAAGAGAAAGCAATGTACATAACTAAATGGCAGTTATATATCCAACCGCTAGTAAATCATATTATCCCACTGGATAAATATAATGATGAGTTAATGTATGAAGCTCTAGAAAACCAATTAATTATGGAATTGGCAGCATGGGATTATCTCAATGTTAAGCTCCTTAATTTATTAACAAGTACAGGAGAATACCTAAGTCAACTTACTTCAACCAAAGAACAAGTTGGTGATGGTTCTTCTAAACCGGAACAAGCTCGAGGTGATAGAATCAAACAAATCACAACTGGGCCTACTGAAGTACAGTACTATGATACACTTGCCGATGCAACATCTTCCCTATGGAAAACATTTTCTCAAGCAATGCAACCTGGTGGTATCATAGACGAGTTAAGAAAAAACCTTTGTATGTTAGCTGGACGATTGGAAATCTACTTACCATTCTGTGACCAAGCAAGTCATGTAGTAGTTCCAAGAGTAGTTGACAGAAGAAGACCTGGTATATTAGATGGACCTAATCCAAGTGTACCAGTAAAAAGAAACGGTAGAACCTTAATCAAGAAAAGATGACCAAGACTCCTCATAGAATGGTAAAGAATCGTTCTTGGGATAGATACAAGAAGATTATCAATGACTTCTTGGATATAGATGCTGGAAGGCAAACTATAACTTGGGCAAAGAATGTAAATCAACTCCTAAGTCATGGAGAAGATTATATCCCTAAATATTATAATATACCCATCGAGGCTCTTTGTTATTACAATGCCTTTCGAAACTGGCCTATCAATAAAGCCACCATCACAGGAGAACTCGATGATGAGAATCTATCCATACTAGTTACAAAGGCCTATATAGAAAACCTGGGACATCTAACTCCAGAAGGTTATTGGGATTTTAACTGGTCTGAGGATAGATTCGTGATTAATGGTATTACTTATAAACCCGCAGGAGATACACAAGTTGCCCAAGCCAAAGATGAAGCATTGGTGTTCATGGTCATTCTCAAGAGAGATAGAGATACCAAAATCGAATTTGTAGAATAAAAATGAACGTATATGGCAAAGATGTTACAATTACGATGGACTCGAATTGAAACCCAAAATGGGATTTGGTTCGACAGTAATATGGTAATCCTGAATGGTGTATGCGGAATACATGTTGAAATGAAAGGGCAAGGAAATGATATTACAGCCATGCAATCCATGACTGGTGATAAATATGTTTCTTGCTTTCAAGATTATTTCGGAGACCTTTGGGATAAGATAATACCTCATCCAGGTATTGGGCAAACTATGAAGTTCAGAGTCAACAGATTACCAGATTATGCAATAATCAGGGGTGATGTTGAGGATGGCGGGGATGTAGACCCTGATAATCCAGAAATACCAATGAATACATTCTGTGGTTCAGAAGGAGAACCATTCAGAGGTAGTGATACTGAACTGTTCTTGGGTAAACAAATGATTAATTAACCCTTAAATATATAAACCTATATGTACGTAAGTAAATATTACACCTGCGAGGAAATTGACCAGCGGTTGTTACAAGGTTACTATGATGACTTAGTGACTGCTGGTTTTGCTGGAACTCTTAATGAATTCTGGGCCTTCATTCTCTCTATCAAGAACAAGGTTGATAAGAGAGAGGGATATGACTTATCGAAAAACGATTTTACCGACGAACTGAAAAGAAAGTTGGATGGAATCGAAGAGAAAGCCAATTACATCACAAAAGTTTCTCAGTTGGAAAATGATTCTAAGTTTCAGACTGAAGAACAAGTTAAGAAAACGATTGATGATTTGGTTGACGGTGCTGGTGATGCTCTAGATACTCTTAAAGAGTTGGCAGAAGCATTAGGAAATGACCCCAACTTTGCAACCAATATCACAAATAAACTTACCGACCTTCGTAATGATTTGACTGCTGAGGTTAATCGGGCAAAAGAAAAAGAAGCCGAACTCGGTTCTCAAATTACAGCAGTAAACAATGCTCTGCTTAAAGCAGTGGATTTACTCAATGATAAGATTGATAATATCCGTATTGCTTTGGTAGATAAAATCGATAAGCTGGAAGCTAAGGTTGATAAGAACACTGCCGACATTGCCGACTTGCGTAATGAAACTACTGGTTCATTGGCAGATGCCAAAGCTTATGCTAAGGACCTGGTAGATAAAGAGGCAGAGGCTCGTAAGGTCGGGGATGATAAACTGGTAGAAGATATGCACCAGATGACCACTCTCCATATTCAAGACAAGGCAGAACTTACTCAGAAGATTGCCGAAGAGGCTCAATTAAGAGAAAACCAAGATGCAAGAATCCGGGCAAGTCTTATTGAAGAAATCTCTACTCGTCAATCTGGTGATGCAGCTCTTGAAAGTAAACTTGCCGAAGAGGTTACCAATCGTAAGGCTGCAGATGAAACTTTGCAGAATGGTTTGACTAAAGAGGTTGCCGACAGAGCTAATGCCGATAACACTCTTCAGAATAATATAGACAAAGAAGCTCAAGCAAGAGAATCTGGAGACCAAGTTCTTAAAGGACAGATTGATTCAGAGGCAGCAACCCGTACTGCTCAGGACCAAATCCTTGACCAAAAAATTACTGCTCTATCTGAAAGAACTAATGCCGATAAGGGTGAAGTACTTGCTGCTGTAGAAGCAGAGAAGGAAGCTCGTATTGCAGGAGACAATGCCCTTAAAGAAAGTAAGGTAGATAAGAGAGAAGGTTATGCCCTGTCTAAGAATGACTTTACCGATATCTTACTTCAGAAGTTGAATGGTATTGAGGAGCATGCCAATTATATTACCCAGGTATCACAATTGGTAAATGATGCTGGGTATCAAACAGAAGCCGATGTAGAGGCTGCAATCGAAAAGATTATTGGTTCTGCACCAGAAGTACTTAATACTCTGGAAGAGATTGCCAGAGCATTAGGCGATGACCCTAATTTCGCTACAACTATCACCAAAAAGTTAGCAGCAATCACAGAGAAGGTAAATCAAGAAGTAGAGGACAGAACTGCTGCAGATGCTGCTCTCCAGGTAAATATTGATAAAGAAGTAGTTGAACGTAAAGAAGCTGATGCTGCTCTTAAGACAGAACTTAAGGAATATGTAGATGCTCAGACTTCTATCGGTGATACTGCCTTGAATGTAGTTAAGGATAATCTGGCTAAGGAAATCCAAGACCGTAAAGATGCTGATGCAACCCTGCAAGCTAATATCGATAAGGAAGTTAACGATAGAAAAGCTGCAGATGCAGTACATACTGCTGACCTTGCAACTCTTAATCAGCGAGTATCCGATTTGGCTTTATCTATCAAAGATGCTATCAATACGGTTAAAAATGAACTCACTGCTCAGGTAAATGCTAATACTACTGCCATTGCTACCAATGCAGCTAACATTCAAAAGAATTCTGAAGCAATCACTGCTGTAACCAAAACTGTAGGTGATAACTACAAAGAGGTTAAGGATATGATTAATGAGGAAATCGTAGACCGTACTAACGGTGACAGTAACCTCAGTTCTCGTATTGATACTACCAATATTGCTCTGGGTACAGAACAAGCAGAACGGAAAGCTGCAGACCAAATCCTTCAAGTAAACCTTGATAAGGAAGTGGGAGACCGTAAGTCGGCAGATGCTGCATTGGAAACTGCTATAAACGGTAAGATTCAAACTTTAACGGCTGAAGTTGGTGGGCAATTAGGTATCCTTACTAATAAGATTAATGAAGAGATAGATAACAGAGGCGGTGCCGACCTTTTATTAGAAAATAAGATTGATTCCTTGAAGACAGAATCTACTGAGAAAGTAGATGAACTCAAAACTAAGGTTGAGGCAAATACTGCTGCTATCCAGGTAGAGAAAGAAAGAGCTATTGCCAAAGAAGATGCTATTCAGGCAAACTTAAATACTGCTATTGCCAATCATAAAGACGAGGTAAATGCCTTAACTAAGGATATCTCAGATGAAGCTAATGCCCGTATTGCAGGTGATGCAGCACTTCAAGTAAATATTGATAAAGAGGTAACCGACCGTAAAAATGCCGATACCATTATTAATAATGCCATAGCCCAAGAAGTTTCTGACCGTACTACTGCCATCCAGGGATTGGATTCTAAGAAGGTAGACAAGGTAGATGGTAAAGTACTTTCTTCAAATGACTTCACAGATATTCTTTTGATGAAGTTGAATGGTGTAGCAGAACATGCTAACTATATAACTAAGGTATCAGAATTATTGAATGATTCCGGATTCCAGACTGCCGAAGAGGTAGAAGCTGCAATCCAGAAAATCATTGGCTCGGCTCCTGGTGTATTAGATACATTGGAAGAAATTGCTAAGGCTCTTGGTGATGACCCGAACTTTGCAACTACGATGACTCAGAAACTTACGGAGTTAACTGCAAAGATTGAAACTGAAACTCAGAATCGGGTATCCGGTGATGAAGCTTTGGAAACTAAGCTTACTACCTTGAGTACTACTCTTACCAAAACAGTAGAGGATTTAAGAACTTATGTTACTGAAACTCGTACTGAATTGTTGGCAAGAGCAAATAACCAAGATGCTCTTATTACTCAGAATGCTGCAAACATCCAGAGAAACTTGGAATTAATCCAGGGTATTCAGAATAATATTTCTGGTTCTTATCTGGAAGTTAAAACTTTGCTTGAAAATGAGATTGCTGCACGTAAGGCAGAGATTGTTCGAGTAGAAGGCTTAATCAATGATACTAACCAGGCTCTTACTACAGAGACAGAGGAAAGAAAAGCTGCTGATAAAGAACTTCAGGATAACCTGGATGCTGAAGAAGCAGCAAGAACTGCAGCTGATACTGCCTTAGGAGTTCGTATTGATACCGAGATTGCAGAAAGAAAAGCTGCTGATAAAACTCTGCAAGATAATATTGATGCCGAGAAGTATGCAAGAACTCAAGAAGATACTAGGCTGAATGCTCGTATCGATAAAGAAGTTACAGACCGTACCAATGCCGACAATGAATTAGGTACTCGTATCGATAACGAAGAAGATGCAAGGGAAGCTGCAGATACTACTTTGCAGGATAATATCGATGCTGAAGAGACTGCCCGTACTGAAGCCGATACTACTTTGCAGGATAATATCGATGCTACCAATGCTCATACTATCAATACTCACAGATTGGATTCAAATCCAGTATTGAATGGTACCGACATTAAGTTGGATGGCTATGAAAAGAATGCAGGTACTACTCCTACAGACTTGGATGTAAAGGCAACAGATACTGCTTCAGCCGCATTCGGTAAAGTACAGAAACGTATCGAAGTAGATAAGGCAGATGCCGATGATAAGATTACTAAGGTAAAAACTGCAGTGGGTCTTACAGAGGCCTTGGCATTGCCTTCTCTGGAAGATACTAATTACCTTTCAGAATCCTCAAACATTGTAGATGGCATGAAGGAATTGGATAAGCAAATTGCCGACGGTAGACATGATGAGGTTTGGGAAGTATTATATACTCAGTTTACCCAAATCTCTGGCTTTTCGGTAAGTCCTACAATTATTGAGAAAGGAGTTGATGCAGATATTACTATTCGTGGTAATAACCTATTCAACAGTAAACCGCTTGTTCCAGAAACTTTATCAGTTAAAAGAGGAACTACTGTTATAAACAGTACACCAATTGCTAGCTTAAATATTAAGGATACCCTTAATACTGAGGATGACCGTACTACTTATACTTTAAGTATTACAAGCAAGGGTGTAACTAAAACAGCAACTGCTAACGTAAATGCTTACTATCCTATGTACTTTGGACATTCTGCTAAGGCAGCATTAACCGGTGAAGATGTTTTGGGTCTTACCAAACAGGCAATAAAGAGTTCTCCTAACGGAACTTATAACATGACGGGAATTGCTGAAGGAGAATATGTATGGTTATGCGTACCTTCTAACTTCAGTATAACTAAGGTAACTTCTTCTGGATTTGGAGTTCCTATGGCTGCTGCAGCTACAGTAACTGTAGAAGGTAAAGGTTCATACAAATGCTACCGTACTGAAGGAGCTTTAAAAGCTGGTAATTTCAATTTTGTAATCGGATAAAAACTTATAACTATGGCAGAAATTCCTATATATGGTACTTTGGTAAATGCTACCACAGACCCTAAGATTGTAAATACTGACCAAGCTTGGGATAAAGAGCTTGGGAAGTATCAATCTGAAATCAATAAAGAAAGAGTTGAGGGCAATGATTCTCTGAAAACTCAGCTGGACACATTGAGCTCAAAAGTAGATAAAGAAATCCAAGACAGAACCACAGCTGATACTGCACTGGGTGCAAAGATTGATAAAGAAATCCAAGACAGAACCACAGCTGATACTGCATTGAAAACTGAACTAACTGATAGTATTCAGGAAGTTCGGGATGACCTTGATACTTTTAAGGCAACCAAGGGTCAGGCCAATGGTCTAGCTTCTTTGGGTTCAGACGGTAAGGTACCCGCAGCTCAATTACCTTCTTATGTAGATGACGTAATTGATGTATATGCAACCTACGATGTATCACCAACTAACCAGATATCTAATATCAAATTGTATTCTGATGCTGCTCATGCTAATCCAGTAACTGGAGAAGCTGGTAAATCTTACAACGATATAACTGAAGGACATCCAGGATATCAATTCCGTTGGTCAGGTACTACTTGGGTACCAATTACTTCTGGAGGTTTAATCATTGGTGAGATATCTGGTACTGCTTATGATGGAGCTAAAGGTAAAACTACCGCAAATGAACTACAGGGTCTTAAGAATTTTAATCCTGTACGATTAGTCAGTATTACTACTGATGCTTCTAAAGGTACCTTAAATTATGAATCCGCAAATGGTACTGGTGTTAAAGGCTTAGATATCCTTGCTGCTTCATCTACTAAGGCTGGTGTTATGACTGCAGCAGATAAGGTTAAACTTGACACTACATTACCGAATCAAATTGCTGCAGAAACGGATGCAAGGGAAGCTGCTATTGCTGGTGTTCAAGGAGAATTGGCTAATGATATAGCTCAGGAAGTAGTAGATAGAAACGAGGCTATTGCAACGGCTAAAACTGAATTAACCACGATTATCAATAAAGAAATATCAGATAGAAAGGCAGCCGATTTAGCTAATTTCAAAGAGCTAGAAGACTCAATGAATGTTATTATTGATAATCTAGAAGTAAGAATCCAGGATACTGATGGTAATCTGGCTAAAGAAGTCGAAAACCGAAAAGGTGAAATCAATAGAGTAGAAAAGTTAATCTCGGATGAAACTGCAACCAGAGCTCAAGCAGATACTAATGTAAATGCTAAGGTAGATTCTCATATTACTAACAAATCTAATCCCCATGGAGTAACCAAGGCTCAGGTAGGTTTGGGTAATGTTAACAATACGTCAGATGCAGATAAACCAGTATCTACTGCTCAGGCAACTGCTATTGCAGATGCTAAGGCTGCAGGTACAAATGCACAAGCTAACTTAAATACCCATACTCAGAATAAATCTAATCCTCACAATGTAACCAGAGACCAGTTGGGAATGGGAACTAATTCTGAGATTGTATTTAAGAAAGTATCTGCTCCTTCTGGGTTATGGAAGGAATCCGATGAAAGACTTAAATCCTTCATCAAACCTTTGGAACATACTCTTGATGAGATTTGCTCTATACCTACCGATTCATTCATAATTCGAGGTAGTCATGATATAGGTACTATTGCTCAGGCAATCGAAAAACATTTCCCAGAATTAGTTTCTGAGAATACGGTTAAATCCGATACTGTACCTAATCCTGAAGTATTCGAAACAATCGAAAAGGATGGAGAAACTTATGTAGTGGTTAAAGAGGTAGATTATTCTAAGATGTCGGTTCTGGCAATCGAAGGTATCAAACTTCTGAAGGCAAGAATCGAAGAATTGGAAAAGAAACTTTTATTCACAAACTTGGATTAATATGGGAGAGATAGCAACTTGGAGTGCTGTCAAAACTAAAGTAGGCCTTGGTAAGGATTCAAATGAATGCCCTACCAAGGCTGAATTGTTAGCACTCTCTCCTACAGGAACGGGAGAATCTTACATAGGCTTGGAAATTTCTAATGCTAGTTCCTATGGTGATAATGAAACCATACAGCTTAGTGATATACATAAGGTAACTTATAAGTATACTTTTACAGCTCAGAATACAACTCTTAGTTTTTCAAAAGAAGGAGGTACATCTACTCAAGTAGGTATTTATGTAACTTCTACAAAAACTAAGTATTTAGATGGTTCTGCAACTTCTGAAGTTCAAAATGTAAATTACTCTGAACCTAATTGGCCCTCTTGGATTATTGGTCAAGGCCCACTAGTAGCTTCTGAAAATACCACAACCGAATCTCGTAGTGCTACCGTAGTATATACCCAATCTGAGTCTGGTAAACAGATATCAGTAAGTTTATTTCAGGCTGCTGGAGTTGAAACTTGGGAATATACATTTACTGCAGGTAATACAGTATTAAACTTTCCGGCTGCAGGTGGAGCTAGTACTCCAGGTTCAATAGGTATTACTTCCACTAAGCAGAGATACATTAATGGTAAATTATATGGTAGTCCAGTATCTGTAGGATACACTAGACAATCTGAAGAGGATTGGGAACATAATGTTCAGGGTAGTAGTTGGCAAGCCGATGAGAATAAATCCGAATCTTCTCGGAGTCGTACTGTAGATTATATTCAAGCTGAATCAGGTAAGAAGGTAACCATTACTTATAATCAGGCAGCAGGTGTAAAAAGTTATAATAATAACGTAGTAATTACTGAACCCGATTGGGAGAATTTAGATATCCCTGCTTCTGGTGGAGCATGGAATAGACCAGTATTAACTATTTCTCAAACCTGGGGATGGAATGGAGATGTTACTAATGGAGGAAACTATGAAGTTTCAGGTCCTTCTTATTATGATTTTGCGACTGGTGGAGTAACTAATAAACCTAGTTTAGGTACTACTCAAGCTAATAGAACTAAAGTAGCTGAAGTTAAGGTTTGGGTAAGTTTTAATAAAACTACTAATCAATTAGTACCTAAAGACTCAGATAATAGAACGTCTTATTCAAAAAAGACTTATCAAGTATATCAGGCTGCTAACCAAATTGAAAGTACAACTCAAGGTGCATGGGAAGTTTCCATTTCTGCGAATCCCAGTACCTTTACCGAACAAGGTGGTACATCACAAATCTCTGCAAGTGCAAGGGCACCAAGAACTAATCATTGGTCTTCAGGTGCAACTAATGCAGCATCGGATGCTACAGGTACTCCTACCCTAAGTATACCTACTGCAGTAACCGGATTCAGTTTATCTGGTACTACTTTAACAGTAGCCGAGAATACTACTCCTAATCAAAGAAGCGTAGTAGTAAGGGCAACTATGGGTAGTGTATATAAGGAAGTTACGGTAACTCAAAGTGCATACTTAGTAGAATGGAGGTATTATTTAACTACTTCTACTCCAACGTTAAACTTTGATGCCTTAGGTGCAACCAAATCCGGTACCATAAGTAGCTATCGAGGAAAATATATCAATGGTTTATTGGTAGAAGGTTCACATGAAGGAGTTAACATTAAAGTTAAATCTATGTCTGCCGAGATACAAAGGGCTACTGCTGCTGTTGCTATTACAATGAAAGAGAATACTACAACTCAAACTAGAACTGGTACAGTAGTATATGAGCAAGTGGGTTCAGGTAAAACCCTAACCATTACTTGTAATCAGGCTGCAGGTACTGTATCTACAAGGGACGTACTTGAGGTAGTAGATAATTTTGGTGATTCACCTGCTGTAGGAGGAAGTATTTTTGGTTTGGTTAAGTCGGGATATTATGATGTAATTAATGGTAAGGATTCTACTTGGCATAATGTTACACCAACTCTAAAATCCAAATCTTCATACATTACCGATGTAGAAATTACCAAAGCTTCTGGAGATGGTTATAATATAGGAATTACTCTGTCTGAAAATACTTCTGAATCTTCTCGTAGAGCAAGTCTTACTTTAATCTATGGTAGCAAGGAAGTAGATATGGCAACTACTCAAGCAGGTGCTAGTGTTAGTTATAATTATTACTTTGGAGTAACTACGGACTTTCCTTCTGTAGCTGCTGCAGGAGCAACTCCTAGGGCAGTAATTAAATCTAGAAGACATAAAGTTGTGAATGGGGTAGAAGAGTCTTCCTATAATTTGGTAGAAACTTCAGTAATAAGTAAACCTAATTGGACTGGTACCTTATCTGCTAAGGTATCAAGTACTACTGGTTCAGGAGCAGATTATGATGTTACTATACCAGTATATGAAAATACTGAAGCTAGTATACGAAGAGGTACAGTAGTATTACAACAGGGAGGTTCTGGTAAACAGCTTACTTTGAACCTTAATCAATCAGCTGCAAGTATTACTACTAGAGATTATATCGATTATGTAGAACCAATTCCAGATGGAATGTTTTCGGCTTTAGCTCAGAGTATAACTGTTACACTTCAATCTTACAGAGAAACCTTAATTAATGGTAAAGTAACGAGTAAAGTTGCTGTTCAACCTGATTTTGATTTGGATTCTACCGTTACCGATTGGGCTTCTGTAGATTTAATTGGTGGTAATCCTATCAATTACGAATATGATTTTGAGGTTTCTGTAAAAGAAAATACTACTAATCAAACTCGGTCTGGTAGTGTAATGTTTTATAATGGTGCTGCCGAAGTAGAGAATGGTTGGGCATTTACTCAAGATGCTGCAACAATCTCTACAAGGTATGAAATATCTTGGACTGCAAACTATAGTAATGGTACAGTAGAAGAGAATGTAACTGAAGTTGAATTAGAGGGTACTACTGGTATGGAAAATTCTGTAAGAATGGATTTACACATACTAGAATATACTTCTATCAATGGAGTAGAAGGTACTCCTACTTCTTGGGATTCTAGACCCATAGCTGAAAATAACTCGGCAATAGCTTCACCAAGTGGTCAGGTATCTGCTACTCTACAATTGGATTCTGAAAATGCCTTTATAGGTATTAGTAATTCTGTACAGAACTTATCAGAATATCCACGTACTCATACCATAACTTTATATAATCCTAAAGTTGTAATTAACGGTAAAGAGGTAGGAACAGTACCTACCATTACCTTATTGGTAAATCCAGTACCCTATCGGAGGATTTTTATATTCGGTTGGAAAGGAGCTGGTAATACTAATACTAATATAATTCTGAGTGGTGATATAATGAATAGTGATTCTGTTGCTAGCAGAGATATTATTTCTTATGCAAGTTTACAAAGGAATAATGTAGAATTTGCTAAGAAATATATCAAACCTACTTTAATACCACCTTCAGAAGATTGGTTACAAGTAATTGATAATGGTCAGAATTCAGATAATTCCTATAACTATGCCATTAAAGCATTAACCGATAACGATGGAGAATCAGCTAGAAGTCAATCTGTAAGATTTGAACAACCTGGCAATGGTAATCAAGCCTTATATGCTTATGTTAGCCAAGACCCTAGAGATGAAGGATACTTGGGAGGGAGAGTAAATAATAACGGGCCTAGAACAATTAGATTAAATACCATAAAAGATGAAAATTGGGTTGGTAATATTGATATACGGTCAGGTAATTATTATGGGCTCGGTACATTAGCTCAAGATGCTATCACAATTGAAACCAATATATCAGTGGATGGTACAGATAGTAGTACTTATACTCAACAAGTAGAATTAAGTAACTTAAAGTTTAGTAAAAGCGGTAGGCCTGTAACCATTAGTAATGACCCAAATCAAACTACTGATTACGAATATTCCTGGGAATTATATCCTTCTGCTGGTGTTCCTGCTGGTTTTACAGTAAATATCAGTATGTTATCAAGTGATGGAGATAATGATAATGGTATTCGTTTAGATATAATAAAAAAGAATACTACTGTTTTTCCCATAGGAACCATAATTGGTATTTTAACTTTAACTCCTAAAGATCCGACTAAGTTACCAATCATTACTTGTGGTGTATATCATAGATATTTTACTTGATATAAATAAAACAATACTGCGGTATTTATATACGTATAGGCCTATATACAAAATTAATTAACTTATGTTTAGCATTAAAACTAAAACGTTATGGAATTAAAATCAGGAGAAGGCACTGTAGTGGTAGCTGACAGAGACCGTTGTTGTAATGACGGTTGTAATAGAAACTCAGGCTGGGGCTCTGGTTGGGGTGCAGTTGGTGGAGCATTGGTAGGTGGTGGCTTTGGTGCTGCTGCAGTTTCCGTATGGGACAAAATCAATGACACCAAGGCTGACATTCAGAAAGTAGAATCTACGGTTCAGGAAGCAAAGGCAGGTATCTACAAAGATATCTCTGATGCAGCTCGTGGAGTTACTCAAGAAGTCAATGGTGTAGCAAAAGATGTTGCCGGTGTTGGAAGAGAAGTTCTCAACAACCGTTTCACTACGGAAAGAGGACTTTGCGACCTTGGTTACAAAACTAATTCTGATATCCGGGATTCTCGTGACCAAATGGGAGCAGGATTCAACCGTGTTATGGACCGTCTTTGCAACATGAGCTTTGAACAACAGCAATGCTGCTGCGAAACTAAAGGCCTGATTAAAGAAGTAAAATCTGAATTGGCTCTTCAATTGGAACGTTGCTGCTGCGACATCAAGAATGGCCAACAGGAAATCAAGTGCCTCATCGAAAACACCGCTAAAGACCAGGAAATTGCTCGTCTTAACCGAGTAGTAGATGCTCAGAGAGACCAGAACATTATCCAGTCTGTAGTTGCCGCTCTTAAAACAACAACCACAACTCCGGCTTAATTAGGGCTGGAAATTTAAAAGAAAGGAGTGCATCTTACGGGGTGTACTCCTTTCTTCGTTTTAACACCTAAAAACTTAGAGAGATGGAAAAAGAAAAACTAACCGAATATCAGATACAGATAGCTTTACCTGCTCCCAACGAAGAGATTGCTAAAGAAGTAGCAAACAAAGCCCAAGCCCTTGTAGACCAGTTCGGATACTATCAATTCTTAAACTTGGTAGACTTCATGCAGAAGAATCCAGGTGCAGTATCATTCGGTTTAAATTTAATAAATAGGAGGTAATTATGGAAGAATTGATTTTTTCGAAACTACAAAAAGGTGATACATTGTATACCTTAGAAAGAGACAGACGTTCTATGTATCCAATCTTTGACAAAGCTACAGTAATCAGAGTTGGTGAAATTAAACCTATGTCTTCAGGCAATGAGGGCAACTTTGTTTCAAGTATAGAAGTGGTAATCCAGGATTCAGTATCCTCACTTACAATCTTCTTACCTGTTCAAACTACGGAAGGTATTCATAATGGTGTATACTATACTACCGACCTTAAGAACATTGTTAATGAGGTAAATGTTCAAAGAACCAATGCCTTGAATGTTCTTAATAACCGGGATAAGTATGAAACTATCGTAACTGAATGCGATAATATCTTTAAGACAATTGAAGGTATGATTGCCCCCCAAGCTCCAGCTCAGGCTTACAAATCCGAAGAACTTGAAACATTTAAGATGGAGATAGACACTCGGCTATCAACCCAGGAGAATCTTCTCTTGCAAATTGCCCAAGAGTTGGGATTAAACAACAGAGAAAAGAAAGATGGCAAAAAAAGTTAACATAAATATATCACTCCCGATAGGAAGTGTTCAGATTTATGTAGACCCAAGGAAACAAATGCAAGCAGAAAAGTTGATTACTAGAACTCCCCAAATTATGCAAAGAGGTTATGATTTGGGTTCAAGGAAGTTCGGTAATCAACTTCTTCGTATTGTTAAGAGGAGCTTAAATACAGGAGTTCCTCCTCCAGGTTCCGAAGTATCTTGGCCACCACATTCAGTAGCTACACTTAAGAAGTATGGTGCTCATACAGTAGCTACACGTAAGAAGTATGGTGCTCATACCTTATTAAACCTTACTGGTCAATATGCAAGGTCAGTTACTATAGTGAACCGAAAAGACAGAACCTTTGTTGGTCTACCTCCTGGATTGAAAAAGACAACCTACTTTGGAAAGACTTCTCGTAAAACCCTTAATCAAATTGCTATCATGTTAGAATATGGTAGTAGAGATGGTAATTTACCACCTCGTGAATTATGGAGACCTGCTTATAAAGCTGCAGGTGAAGCTGATGCTTTACAGAAGTCTATACGTAATGAAGTAAGAAAAGAACTCAGAAAATATACAAAATAATGGCAGATTTTGAAGCAGATAAAACATCTGGTAAGGGTCCTACACTTGTAATGGTACACCCATTAAAGTTGAATGATACTGAATCAGATAAGCGAGCTTCATTGATTGTAGATGTCAATGGAGTTACTAAAACGGTTAACCTCATTCAGAAGAAAGGTAGCCTTAATTACGAATACCAATTGGAGGTAGATAAGGATACACTTAATATTCTGGGTAAAGGTGGGACTGATACTTTGGTTGTTACATCCCGTCGTAGGGAAATGATAAATGGTACTCCTCAAGGAGAATGGGAAAATGTAGAGGTTACTGCTGAATTCCTAGAGGAACCACCATTTACTGCTGGTATTAGATTTACTGATGCAGCAGAAAAGACTCTAGAGGTAAACATAACTTCTAAGAATCATACTGAACAATCTATCACCGGAACTCTAACTATCAAACAAAGTGGAAGTAGTAATAATAAAACCATTCAGGTTATTCAGGCAGCAGGTACGGTTTCCTATAATTATAGGTTAGAACCACCAACTGTAAATTTATTCGTACCCAAAGACCAGAATGCTAATGTATATGAAACTTCGGTAGGATTTACGATTACTGGATATAGAGATAAACTAATAGAAGGTGAAAAGGTATCAGAAGAGGTTATGGCTTTTAAAATGCCAGCAGTTGGTCAATCACAGGATGTTAAGTTATTTAATTCTAATGTAACTGTAACATATTGGATTACCAATTATGGTAATATATCAAATATACCACGAACTACTTTTTCAGCAACTGTACATGCTAGAAAAACTGCAGGAGTGATGATAGGTGGAACTTCTGCTAACTTCGAGTGTGTATTTACTGATGGTGGTACTTATGGATTCACTCCTTTGTTAGCTGCTCAAATAGTGTAAAATTATGGTAAATACAGAAGAAATAGTAGAAAGGACTTTTTATATCTGTCTACTAACGACGGCATTAAAAAGAAAGCTTACACTAAATCCTGATGATTACCTACCATTATCCTTAGAGAATGAGAAAAGATTTAAGGAAGACTCAGAAGCCTTAAAGAAATTCATACCTATCTTTGGAGTAGGTAATAATCAGGTAAAAGGTGCAAAGACTTGTCCAAGAATTACCATAGAATTGCAAGGATTCTATAATGGTGATATAGGTGTGAACAAATATATCATAGGAGATAAACTAGAGAATGGTAACTACCAGGCTTCAGAATTTCCTTATGAGACTAAAGACATAACTCTGGATATACATCTTGTAGCAAATACTCAACAAGATATGAGATTACTTCATAGTATCATGTATGAAGCTTTGCCATCAAGAGGATATGTAAGACCTTACTATAATGACCTGGAAGAATGGGAAGATGGTAAGGTTGCTCCTACTGGAAATCTTTATATAGAGATAGGTAATTACTATGACCACCCAGACGAAAATCATGGCCTACTCGAAAAGGTATATCAGTACATATGTAAAGATGGTATCTTGCCAGAAAAACTTGCAGGAGAAGGTGAATTAGTTCCTATCACAGATATATCAGTACTCTTGGGTACAGTAGAAAAGCAGGAAAACGATTTACTTCAACTCCAAGTGAATAAGGACAATACTTCAGGGTATTAATTAAATAAGTAACTAACTTTTAAATTAAGTATAATATGCCAAATTCACCTTCAGTTAAGTTTGAGTTTGAGAACAGAAATGTTCAACAGACTACTCCTATGTTAGGAGTTTCATGTGTATTGGCTAGAACCACGAAAGGTCCTTATGATGACCCTTCAGAAATCATCACTTCTTTCTCACATTTCCAAAGACTCTTTGGTTCTGAGATAGTACCAGATGGTTCTGTATCAAATATTGAGAAGGCTTTTATGGGTGGTTCTAAGCTTCGTGTTATTAGAGTATTGGGTAAGGGAGCAACCAAGGGAGTTATATCTGTAGCTGCAGCAAGAGGTGCTAGAGCAGTAAGAGCTTCTGAAGATGGTTCTTCTGTTACTGAATCTACTTCTGAAGAAGCAAGTCCTAAATCTCTCTTTAAGTTTACTTCTGGTTCTACTACAGTAGGATTCGGATTGGTAACTAAGGGTTATGGAGACCCAATAGGTAGTGCTGAAACCTTCAATGTAAAAGTTTACAAACAAGCTAACACAATCTACTATCAAGTAGTAAGTGCTAATGGTCAGGTATTAGAACAAGGCCCTATCATTACCTACAAAACAGCAGATACTGTAAACAACACTTCAGTAGACTACCTTGCTCTAAGTGCTTTTGCAAAGAATTCAGAATACCTTGTACCGGTTATGACCGATACAGTAGAAGGTATCAAATCTTGGAATAACCTCATTAAATGGTTAACGGATGATGTCGATGGAACAAAGAACCCAATCGATATCAAACTTAACAATGCAGCAATTACTGCTGATGCGGTTACTCTTAACGGTACTATAGGTAATGCAGGTACTACTCCTACTGCAGATGAATGGATTGCTTCTCTTGAGTTTGTAAAGGATTATGTAGATGTATACCAATTCGCTTGCTCTCATATTAATCAACATCTTACTACAGATTCTGATATACTTAAGGTACACAAGGCTGCAGTAGATATGATTAAGGAATTGCAGGAGTATACCTATTATATCGAAGTACCCAAGTATACTACTCATTATACTCAAGGCGACCAGCCAAGAGATTTGAAAGGTATCAACACTTGGGTACAGACTTGCCTTGGTACTGTAGGTAACTCTAAGTATGTAGCCTACTTCGGTGGTGGTATTAAATACTACAACGAAGACGGTAACTTGGTAGATTCAGACGTACTGGGAACTATCTTTGGTTTAGGTGATGCTTCTGCAACTCAATTCGGTGTATGGAAATCATTTGCCGGAATGAACCGAGGTATTATCTACGATGGTAATGGTCCTGTATGTCCGAATTATGGTTCTCCTTCAAGAACTAACGAACTTAATGAGTTGGCTCAGAACTACGTAAATATCATTTGCGTAAAGGATGTACCTAACCAGGGTAAGAGAACTTTGTTATGGCATTGCTTCTCATCTCAGGTAAAACAAGATTCAGAAAGATTTCTGGCTATTGTAAGATTGAATCTGTATCTCAAAAAGAATCTTAGACCAATTCTAGAAAGATATTTAGAAGAACCAAATATCTGGAACACTTGGAATAAGATTTGGCTTGAGGTTAAACCTCTTCTTGATGCCTGCGTAGATGGCGATGCTATGTCAGAATATACCTGGATGGGTGACCAAGATGCTAACTCATACAGTGAACTCTCAGTGAACAACGAACAAGATGTTCGTCAGGGTAAGTATAAAGCTATCCTGAAATATAAAGATATCGTACCAATGCAAGAAGTTACAATGTCAATCATTATTGACCAAGCTTCTAAGTCGGTATCAATTGTTGAAAACGAATAAAACTAAAAGACATGGGAGCAAAAGTAAAAAATCCGAGAAAGAAATTCCTTTGGAGTATCACTTTCCCTAAGCACCCTATCAATACCTATCTGTTCCAAACTTGTACTTTGCCAGATATCGAGATTGACCAGGTTGCTCATGGAGACGTTAACCGGGACGTTAAAACTGCCGGTAGAGTTACAGTAGGTAACTTAGTAGTAGGGAAGTTATTAACTACTGCAGGTTCAGATACATGGCTTCATGACTGGCTCTATTCATGCCAGGATATGATTGCAGGTGGAGGTTTGGTACCAAGCCAATACTGGGAAAATGTAATCGTAAATGAACTTGCCGAAGATGGAGTTTCCGTACTTAACACCCACCTCTTCGAAGAGGTATGGCCATGTAAGATTACAGGTTTAGACCTGGACCGAATGGCTTCAGAAAACACAATCGAAAGTATCGAATTCTCAGTAGGTACTGCCGATAAGTATTAAAAGCTTAGTCTATTTTCAACTAAGATTTTTAGGTGGAGGGGTGGGATTCCTAGAAAGGGCTCACCCCTTTCTTGTTGTTATATCAGATACTATGGATTTAAGTAACCAATTAAAATAAATAAATATGGAATTTAGAACTTGTGAATTTACAGCACCGTCAGGATTTAAGTATTCAATTCGTGAACAGAATGGAGCCGATGAGGATATCTTATCAAATCCCATGGATTCTAAGAATCTTATGAACCTTACCAAGTTTATTCAGGCAATCGTAGTAGATACAGACTTCACTCCTAACCGAAGACTTACAGTAGAGGATGCAGACCGTATCCCTTTGAATGACCGGTACCACATTATCTTCATGTCAAGAATTTTCTCACTCGGTGAAGAAGTAGAATTTGAATATAATTGGGGCCAGAATGGTGGGCTAGTAACTTATGGGCAATCACTTCGAGAAATGGTATTTGAGGATTATGGAACATTACCTACCGAAAAAGAGATGGATGAAAAACCCAATGCTATTCCTTATTATCCAGAGCAGAAGAAACTCGTAGATTACGAAGTAGTATTATCTTCTGGTAAACAAGTTATGTTTGACTTGATGACCGGTGCAGGAGAACGTTGGTTGGTTATGTTACCTATAGAAAAACAAACCAAGAGTGCTGGCTTGATGGCAAGAAACCTAAGATTACTGGTAGATAACAAATGGGAAAAGGTAGAAAACTTCTCTCTCTTTTCAGTAAGGGATATGGCTGAAATTCGTAAGGCAGTATTTGCCTATGACCCAGTATTCAGCGGTAATACAGAAGTAGAAAATCCTACTACTGGAGAAAAGGCTGAATACCCAGTTATGCTATCATCATCTTTTTTCTACCTGACGGAAGCGTAGACCACCCGGGTACATTCACTTATATATGTAGAGCTGAGATAGTCCTTGATTATCTCAGCTTTTTGCGTCTTCCGTATCGAGAAAGAAAAAGATTTAAAGACTTAGCCGATGAATATTATGATAACCTAAAAAAGATTAAAAATAAATGATAAACAGTAGAAGCTTAGTTGAGGTCGGTGTTGCAATGGTATTAAAAGACCGATTCTCCAATGAAGCAGGCAGGATATCTAATTCATTCAGAACAATGATGAATGATATGAATACCTGGAATAGAGGTATTCAAATGTCTGCTGCTAATGCTTTTGATTTTGGAAAAGAATTGGTTGGTGGTATGGCTAAAGCCTACCAATATTCTGCAGGAGTATACGACCAAGTATTCTTAGCTTCTAAGATGTCTGGAGCAAATGCTGCTCAACAGGCAAGGCTAATGCAGGTTGCTAAGGAGGTCAACGAGGTAACACCTCTTACAGCAAAAGATATTGCATCAGGAGAAAGGTACTTGGCAATGGCCGGTAACAATGTAGAGCAAATCGAAAAAATGATTGGCCCTGCAGCTAAACTGGCTTCTATCTTTAGTATGCCTCTTGGAGAGAAAGGTGGAGTTGCTGACTTGATGACTAACATCATGCAGACCTTCAATATACCTTCTCAAAATGCTACTCAGGCAGTAGACCAATTGGCAACTGCAGTAACTTCTGCAAATATCTCATTAACCGACCTTGCACAATCTTTCCAATACTCAGGAGCCGAATTTAGAAATGCTAAAATCAGTATGGGTGATGCAGCTGCAGCAATTGGAGTACTCGGTAATCAGGGTATCCAAGCTTCATCTGCAGGTACTGCATTGGCAAATATGATGCGCTATTTAACACTTTCCGTAACCGGGCAGAAAAAAGCAGGTAGCTCTATGCTAAAATCTTTAGGTATAGACCCAGCTTCTCTAGTGGATTCCCAAGGAAACCTTTTAAGGTTAGATAAGATTATAACCATGCTGGGAGATAAACTTAGAGGTAGAAGAGGTATAGATATATCTTCTGCTTTGTTTAATATCTTCGGAGTTCGAGGTACCAGAGCTGCATCTGCTTTACTCCAGGACTATTGGTCAGGTACTAATAAGCTTACCGAACTCATGGATAAGGTAAACTCGGCAAAAGGTACAGTAGAAGGTTTAACCCAAGAAAGATTACAAACTCCTGCAGGTATTATCGAACAGTTTAAATCAAACTGGGAGAACTTTATAGTAACTGCAGGTTCTACCCTAGCCCAGGTATTTAGTCCTATCTTAAAACTCGGTTCAGGTTTACTTAAGATAATCAATGATATCCAAGAAACCTGGGCTGGTAAATTCCTGGTAAAGGTAGTTGCTACTGGAGCAATCGTTGGTACAATCTATCAAGGTTTTAAATTCATATCAGGTACTATTCGAATGATTAGTACATTTCAAGCTTTAGCTACGGCAGAGACCGAAGGTATGGCTTCAGGTATGACTAAAACCAATGTTCAAGCTTCGATTCTTGAAGGTCATCTTAGAAATATATCTGCAATGATGATGAGGATGACTGCCTTACAGATGGCTCCAGGTAAATTCTTTGCATTACCCATGGGAGGTACTGTAGGTAAAATGAAGAATGGTAGAATAGCTGCTAGAGGTGCTGATGGTAAATTTATATCTATGGCTGGCCTTGCTGGTGCAGGAGCTGCAAGTTCTATGGCAACTAATACGGCTAAGACTGTAGGTCAGCAGGTAGTTAAGAAAGGTGCTATCAGGGGTGCTGCAGGATTCTTAGGTGGTAGACTTCTGGGATTCTTAGGAGGACCAGTAGGATTAGCTTTATCTATAGGTATACCTTTACTTATAGATGTAATCGGAGGTCTTACAAGTTCGGTAGATAAAAATACTGAAGCTCTAAACTCAGAGGAAAGCAAAGCTTCCATTCAAGAAAGAAACCAACAGGCTTTTGTGGATGCAGTTAGGTCTGCAATCAGGGATGGCTTCAAGGATTCAAGAATCAATATCTCAGTAGATGGAGAACCTGCTGGAGACTTTGCTCCTGGAGGCCAACAAGATTTTACTGGTATAGCTTTAGGAATAAACTAAAACAATTATGGCAAGAATATTGAATCAAATAGCAGGTGGGGTTGTTGAAAAGTATAATGACCTTACCAGGGATTCTGCCGGAGTTCTTACTGGTCCTTTAAATAAACTTTGGAGGGCCAGGATTTATTTAAACAGGGCTACATCTACTTTACCTAAAGACACTGCAGATAAAGGAAAGATATATGACCCTAATAATCCTTTTGGACCAAGAGCTACCTCAAAGAATCCCAAAGTAAACCAAAGGATACAAAACCAATATCGGATGGAATTAAAACATCAGGTAGAAGGTGGAGTTCCTTTTGGTTATGAAGAAATGGACCCAGCTAATGGTAATTCCGTAAATAAGAATAAAGAACTTTTTATGGTAATGCCCGAAGTTCGTAATATGAACCAAGTAGTAATATATAATTTGGTATCAACACCTTATCAATATATCACTCTTCAAAATAGACCTCCCTCTATTGACTTCCGAGGAGAAACTACTTGGGCTACCATTAAATCAATGGGACGTAATACTCCCATGTATCATTACACTGGAGCAGAGGATATAATTCAATTCAATGTATCTTGGTTCTGTAATGACCCAGAAAATCCTGAAGAGGTAATTACTAAATGTAGGTTACTAGAGATGTGGTCTAAGGCAAACTCTTATCAGGCAAGCCCACCAATCCTAAAGATTGAATGGGGTAATTCTGGTATATTCGAGAATCATCAGTACATCCTTACTTCAGCAACCTATACTTTAAACAATTTTCGAAATGCTTCAAGGACAAGGATTGCAGGTAAGTCATGCGAGATTGATGATTTGAAATTACTTCCTGCAGCTGCAACTCAAGAATTAATCTTCAAGAGAGTAAGTGCTTACAACTTATCCTATGCAGATATTGTAAGTGAAGAAGCTCTAAAGAAAACGAAAGGAATAAGTTTATGATAGACTTGAATCAATACTTAACCGGAGCTAGCCCCTATGATGGGGCAGTAGCTCTTAAATATGATGAGGGTGATTATTCTTTGGAGGTAACCTCACCTTTAGTTCCCAATACAAGTAACGATAAGCAACATACAGTAATGGATGGAGAAACCCTACAGAATATTGCCTATCGTTATTATGGTGATTCTGGGAAATGGTATTTAATAGCTGAGGCTAATAATATCCTAAACCCTCTTGCAGAACTCGAACCTTATCAGTTAATACGAATACCTATGTATGGAAACTAAGAAACCCAATCAACCAATTCTTTATAATGGAACAGCAACACCCTATATGGCACTGTTCGATTCTGGAGGTATGCCCATAATGAATAAAATTACAGGCATACCTCTCGGCGCTTATATAAGTAATTGGAGCTACAAGTATGATGAGGAAAAGGAGAACTTAGCAACCATCACATTTGATACTGGAGACCCAGATACGGTAGATATCCCAGAACTCCAGGAAAGCTCAATTATTTATCTTCAGTGGGGATACATATACCCTGATGGTCAATTCATTTCAAGCCCAGTACGAAGTATTAAGGTAAGAGATTTGGATTGTGTATTCGATTCTACTGGAACTCATGTGACATTAAAGTGTATAGATACAGTTGGAGATTTAAGATTCCAACCACCTTACACACATTCGGATTTATCAGAATATAGCCTATCTAATTTTTTAGATAAGGGTTGTAACAATGATATCGGTGTAATCATAGAAATATTTCAGTAATGGCTAAACAAGTAATAAGTAATAAAGTCTACGAGTCACTACAGGTCCCGACAGAACAAAGTCGAAATACTGTTGGAAAGATACTTTACGCTAATAGCTTTAGTGGAGTAGCTCAAGTACCTATGCCGGCAGATTTAAAAGCTCTGATAGATAGTGACTTAGGATTAATAGGGAATAACATCTTGGTTCAATTAGAACAGAAGATGAAAGGTTATCCTAATGGTCCTTGGTATATTGATTCTCGGGATGGTGTAATTTATATTCATAATCGAAAGTTTACTCAAGAGCCAGAATATAATTACATATATCAATCCGAGAATGGAGAGGTACTCAGAGTATCCTTTACCATGCAGAATGTAACTAAAAGGGCAAAGGCTCAATTAACCGAAACTATAGACCCCGATGATAAAGGTCTTATTGTAGGTTCTACCGATATAAAAGAACCAGAAAAAGCTAAAGAGGAAATGTCTACAGTTACTACTCATTATGTAGCTCAAGTAGATAATATTATGGTAGTCAATTATGGTAGTGTACCTTATGAAGATTATCGTAGTCATCCTACTACTAACATTGCTGCAGAGATGGAAGCTGAGCAAAGGTATGGAGCTAAAGCTCAGAAACATAATCAAGCAGTAAAAGAATATGGTTCTAAGAAACCCTATGTTGCTTATCAAGCAGGTAAACAAGAGATGTTAGATAACTTAAGTACTGACCAATATAGGGAAGCTATCAATACGGCAGCTAATAATTTACCAAGCGATAAGAAGAGACAACTTCAGCAAATCCTAAAGAACTCTAAGAATGGGAAAGAGTTGGAAAGTAATCTAAGGCAATTACTAGAAAACGAAAGATACCTATTCACTGGAGAATACAAAATGGAATACCTTGCAGAAGAATGGGTAGACCCTCGGGAATATGACCCGGAAGGTATGACACCTTTACACATGATAGACCTTAGAGATACTCAAGGTAATAAATTTAAAATTGCTTCAGCTAATGACCAATCTCAGAGAGGTATAGCAGCTATGGAAAAGAATCCATATATTACGGTATACCCTGATACCTATGAATTAAAATATTCTGGTGAGGGAGTAACTACACCTACTATGACTCGTAAGGTTAAAGCTAAGGTTAAGATTCGAAGGATGAAGAAGGTCCCAGTATTAGTACCAATATATAAATTATATCATAATCTATTTGGTAGATATGGTGGAGCTGATAAAGTAGCTTGGGCCATGAATGCTAATGCCAATGGAGGTCTTAAAACTACAGAAAGGAAATTAGTATGCCAAATGACTGTAGTTGGTAGACCTTCATTACAATCTTCTCAGGTAATCTCTTTAGAAAATGTGGGTAAACGTTGGTCCGGGTATTGGTATATTAAATCAGTACAACATTCAATGGATGCAGGTCAGGGTTATCTATGTACTTTGGATTTGATAAAGAGTAATGCCAAGGCGGGTCAGACTACATCCAAGACTCAACTTAGTACTCAAGATATAGTAAGCAATGATGCTAAGGATAGAGCTAAAACTCAATTTGGTAAAGACAAGAAGAGTACTGCTAATGCTTCTAATATTGTTCATGAGTTCACTTACAGTGAAGCAGTTTACTTTAAGGAAAGATTCATGAACGATAAGAATGTAATCATAGATAAGAAAGGTGCAGGAGAGTTCTTACAGAATAAATTCTATTACGATGAACTTAATGCTAAAGACCCACAAGCTTTAGCAGCAGGTACTGTAAGAACTGAAGGTACTATAGTTACCTCTAATGGTACTGCAATCTATGGTAAAACCAAAGTAGTTAAGGTAGACCAATCTAAAGTAACACCGGCTATGAAAGAGAAGTATTCTTTTGACTGGTCCGAGTGGGCAAGAAACGAATATCTTAATGTAGTAAAAAACAAAAAAAAATAACCGATAATGTACTCGACCGCTAAGTTAATAACAGAAGATGGCCTCGAAGGATTGGGTAGATACTACTCAGTTTATCGAGGCATTGTGGTAGATAATGATGACCAAGAAAAACATATGAATCGTATCAAGGTATGTTGCCCAGAAGTAATGAATGGTATCATATCTTGGGCTTATCCAAAGGGTCAACATGGTTCTATCAATAATGGATTTAAGTTCTTAGCTCCTAAGGTTGGTGATATAGTATTTGTTACCTTTGAATTTGGAGACCCAACTAAACCTCTTTGGGAATACCATGGTTGGGCTTTGAATCAGATACCCAGTCCTTTAGACGGACCAAACAAGATGGGTATCATTACTCCAGAAGGTAATCTAATAACTTTAGATGATGACAATGGTAGATTAACCATATATATCAATGGAGATATTGGAGTAGCTGCAAAAGGTAACGTATCTATCCAAGCTCAAGGAGATGTAAATGTAGGTTCAGGTGATACAGTAATCTTGAATCAAGGTACAAACCAAGGAGTAGTTAATATTAAAGAACTAACCGAAAAGCTAAACCAAACTGTTCAAGAACTAGAATCACTTAGAGCTCTATTCAATTCTCATGTACACTCAGGTGTAACTACTGGACCAGGTTCTTCAGGACCTACCGTAACTCAAGCAAGTCAACCATTCTCGGAATTCAAACAAGAAGATTACGAGGATACTAAATGTATACATTAATGGATAATTACTTTACTGACATAATAGGAAAAGGTATGACTTTCCCTATTAAACTAAACAGAAACGAAAACGGTGAAACTGGATGGTATCCGGTTAATGGAGATATGGAGTTAGTAAGGAATAATATTAACTCTATCCTATATTATATGATAGGCCAGAGATTTCGACAGGAAAACTTTGGGAATCGTCTATGGGAATGTATAGAAGAGCCAAATTCACAAGCCCTGAGTTTTATTATTAAAGAGTTTATAAAAACTGCAATTGGTACCTGGGAACAAAGATTAACCTTTAAAGGTATCAAGGTTGATAGAGTTGATGCAAAGGTAAACATAGAAGTAGAATATTCTATTAATGGTACAGGCTCTAGCCAATACCTATACCTTACCTATAACAACTTAGATAATTCATTAAATACAAAATAATATGGGAATCACTAATAAATGGCTCAACCCTTATCAGAGGTCTTATCAACAGATTAAGGCCAAGCTGATAGAATCTCTTATGGGTATAAAAGATAAAGATGGGAATGTACTCATAACGGATTACTCGGAAGGAAATATATTAATCATTATCCTTTCATTATTTGCGGCTATTGCCGAAGTTCTTCACTATTACATCGATAATATGGCAAGGGAAACCTTCTTACCTACTGCTCGGAAATATACTTCGGTAGTTAGGCATGGAGCCTTGGTAGATTATCATGCAAGGGGTGCTATTGCAGCATCAGTAGATTTAACTATATCTCGGGATGTATCAGGAGATTCTATTGGTGCTAAGTTAACTATCCCATCCGGAACTCTATTTACAGACCAGTCAGGTAACAAATGGTTATCTACTCGAGATGTAGTTTGGTATGCTAATGTTACCGATTGTAAGGTACCTGTAGTACAACATGAATTATATACCGAAAGTCAAATCAATGGTATGGTTATACCTTCTGATGAACGTGTAATGATTACTCTTGGTACTTTACCTAATGGTAAATATTACGAACACGGAACTATGACCCTGAAAATCGGTGGAGAATCCTGGGTATTAGTAAATACTTTTGCTTATTCAAAGCCTACAGATAATCATTTTATGGTAGTGATAGATGAATCTCTTAATCCTTATATTTACTTTGGAGATGGTAAGAATGGAAAGAAACCTGCAGCAGGTGCAAAGATTTCTGATGTAGTATTCTATCTCACTACCGGTATTAATGGTAACGTTAAGTCTGGTACCATTACATCTGTGCCTTCAGTAATATCCTCTTCAGTATCAGAGGCTACTGTAAGTAATACCTACAATGCAGGTGGTGGTTCAAGCTATGAAAATTTCAGTATGCTCAAGGAACATATACCCTTGAGTGTTAAGACTATGGGAGTAGCTGTTACTAAACAGGACTTTGTAGACTTAGCTAAACTGGTAGATGGAGTTAGTAAAGCTAAAGCTGAATACGAATGCGGTAGAAAACTTATTGTATACATTGCACCAGACAATGGTGTAATTGCCGACTCTGCCATGATTAAGAAGGTATATGATATCTTACATCAGAATTCACCCCTTACTACTTGGTTAACTGTTAAGTCGGCAGGTAGAGTTAATATCATATTAGATATAGAAGTTACTGGTAAGAAGTCATATAAGACTTCAGAGATTCAATCCCAAATACTTAGTGCTTTATTTAATGCTTATTCTCCAGAGAGTTCAGACATTGGTGGTAGTGTAAGAATCTCCGATATCTATGCCCTTATCGATAACTTGGAATCAGTAGATTACTTACATCTGAAGAAGTTCTATACTAAACCTTGGCCTATAACAATCTATGGTAACAAGGAATTAATCCTTGGTCAATTCCAATTGGATGAGGCTAATGGTTCTATGGACTACTTTATATCTTTCTCTTCAGGAACTAAATTTACAATCAAGTCTCTGAAGGGGGGATTCTCTTATGATGGGGAAGTAGGTAAGACTACTCAAATCCGAGATAATATAAATGGGTTTATCTTTGCCCTTGATATTCAGAACAATGGCTACCAATCTGGATTCAGGTATACCATAACCATTGCAGAACCTAACAGGGATTATACAGACCCAGGTTATAATATCCCGGTATTCGAAGACTCAAGTCAGTTAACACTTAAAGTAAATGAGACCATATGATAAATCTTAAAAACCTAATTGATTTCTTACCATTCGAATTTAAAGAGCAAGATACTTATAAAGTTGATGGTAAGGGCATATTAGAAAGATTTCTAGAAATATGTGGTTCATACTTCCAAGATAATATTACTTCTGATATTGATAATATTCTAGATTTAATCGATATCGATAAAACTCAGCAGAGGTATTTAAACTACCTCTGGGAGTTCTTGGGAGAATTACCCTTTGCTAGAACAGGAGAGCATACAGGAGTTCCTAATTTAAGTGATGAACAGATTCGTACAATTTTAAAGTACTCAATCTCATTACTTAAAATCAGAGGCTCAAGGAAGTTCTTCGAGATTCTTTTTAATATGTATGGGTTAACATGTACCATTGTAGACCCAACCGATGGAGAAATGGATAAGTGGGAAAAGGTAGACCCATTATATGATACGGATTATTCCAGGTATGATAAGTACAACTATGATAAGATTTATGGTTGTGCTCAATGTATCCAGGTAGATATCAATATTGGGGGCCATGGCTTCACATCCCCAACTAAAGAGTTTAAAGCTTTCAAACAGTCTATCGATAGACTATTCGATAGATTTTTACCTTACAATGTATCAGGTAACATCCAGTATGGTTTTGATTTAGCCTACAATTATAAGATAGTTGCAGAACCCCTGATATCTCCAGTCAAAATCGTAACGGGACATATTACCGAAGTACCTATCCGAGTAACTGTAACTTCAGATTATGATGATGCAGATTTAAGATATCAGGTAACTGGATATGACCCATCCGAAAATAAATGGAGCTCTAAGTTATATGAAAGCGGTTCTATCTTCTATGCAAAGAAAGGTGACCAAAGATATTACTTCAGGAGCGTTGGAGATAACTCAGTAACTACTTATGTAGATGTAGGCTTAGAATACTACACTAAATCCTATCATATCTATGCCGACTTAATAAGTGGTGGTACAGATTTAGATAACTTGGTAATCACTGGTAGTAATCCCAAGATTGAGATTAAGGTTACTGCTAATATGAATTACCAAGGCAATATCAGACCTGTAGATGTTCAGTTAATCAATACTCATGAAACTAAACCCTCTGGTTCTATTTGGGAAATAACTTCTGCAGGTACTTATGAATTTGTTATTGTAGACTTCCCGGCAAAGAGGGTAATCTTAAATGTTACAGCAATAGCTACTAACTATACTGTAATATGTGAACCTCGAAATGTAAACATTACTAATCGAGAATCATCTAAGATAACCATTCGTTCCTCAGACCCAAATGAAAACACTGCTGACTTAATTGCTGTACTTACTACAGACCCAGGAGTATTGGTTAGGAATGGTTCTAGATGGACTCCTACCCAAGTTGGTACATTCCTATTCAGATGTACCAAAGATACTTCTGGTAATTCTGCAAACTATGGTACAGTAGTTGCTTACAGATTGGGATACACAATTACTTATGGCATTGGAGTATCCAATAAGAAGCTTAATCTGAATGCTCAGGGCACTGCTTCCATTAAGCTGTTCCTTACTTCTGGTATCTATTATTCTACTTTTGAAAGCGCTAACTTATATTCATACTTCGATAAGAATGTAAATGTATACAGAAAAAATACTTCTGGTACATGGGTAAAGCTTGGAAGTGTAGAATTGGATGATAGATACGTAGAAGGACCCGATTTCTATTATGGTAGAAGTACAGACTATCCTTTTAATGAGGCTGGTATTTATAAATTCGAATCCGTAGGAGACCCAACCAAAACGGTAGAGGTAGAGGTATTAGAATATGTACCTACACCAGAATCCTACTTATGGTTAGAACCTATGAATCCGGATGATGAAAATTGGTATGAACTAGAACCATATTCTCAAACGGAACCAACCCATTATATCAAGGCCGGTTACCAATTAACCAAGAATCAGAATTGCCAATTCTATTTAAGGTATGGAGATGGAGGTAATGTAATTACTGGCATTGAGTTAGAAGGTTCTTCAGAAACTTATAGTTCTAACCTTTTAATAACTATGGGTGAACCAAGAACCTATGAATTTTATTATCAAGGTTCTGTAGTAACTTTAACGGTAAAAAAAGTAGTACCTCAGTATACATTAACTCTTAATCCCGTAAGTGCAGAACTAAGTAGTAGTGTACCAGAAGTATCTACTATCGTAACCTGTACTTCAGATACTGGAGATTCTGGTGATATAATTTATGAGACAGCTCCCGATGTAGTTCACACCAGTCCTTATCAATTCTTTACTAATCTACCTGGAAAACATACTTTCTATGTAAAAGATAATCCTGCAGTCAAAGCAGTATTCTTAGTAAGTATGAAAGATATAGTAGATAAAACAGAATTAGTATGGGAATCCAACGATATATCAGAGCAGGGAATCCAAATAGAGGTTCCCGAAGGAACAGAATGGAAACTTAAAATAGAATAAAACAGATGGAAAGCAACTCTTTTAACACAATCCTCAAAACTGGTATTATAGGATTCACTTCTGAATGCTATGCCATTATCTTTGACCTAAGGTGGATGATTTTATTAGCCTTCGTATTAATACTCTCGGACTTCTGGTTTGGAATATCCGTCAGTAGGATGCAGGGCATAGAAGTAAGAAAATCTAGAGCAGGAAGAAGAACTCTTAATAAAGTTATTGATTATTTATGTTATGTATTACTTGGTGCCGTTATAGGTAAGGCTATTGGAGACCCATACGGACTTAATCCTATAACAGTTTCGATAACAATCATGATACTATGTTATTGTTTCGAAATAGATAGTATTTACAACCATATATGTGAACTCCATGGAGTAAAGAAAAGGTATAGTATATGGGCTATCTTATGGAAATTTATAACATTCAAGTTCAAAGATGTAGGAGAGGCTTTCCAAGATATGAGGAATCAATCGAAAGATTTTAAGAACAATAAAAACGAAGATACAGTATGAAAACTTATTTCGATTATGAAGGTATTATTAAGTCCAAGGATGCAGCTGAAGCAATAGCTGCACCCATTGGCATAGGTCCATTTTGTGGATTCGGTTCAGCAGTGATAACCAACAATGCTATCACAATATCTCCGAATGGAGAACCTACCTCACCGGCTTATCTGGCAATGAAGGATAGGATTATTGCAAGGTATATGACTAAGGCTTCTGATTCTGGAGAAGGTCCGGAAGTTAATTTCGGATGTATTGCTCGAGATGGGATGATATTTATATCGGATGCTGCAACTATCAGTATCCCAAATATCGAAGGTTCTAAAGGTAGTAATGAAGATGTGATTGTATTTGCATATCATACTCCTTTGGAAGAACCAGTACAGAACCCAGTACAGTTCAGGGCCTTCTGGAATGAATCCAATTCTTTCTACAGTTTGTATAAGAAGTCGGTAGACCCATTATACCCTAGTGCTAAGGAATCTAGAAACTTGTCAAAAATAAACGTATTAGAAGATACGGAATTAACTTATGAGTCACTAGCTAATAGAGCTATGGCTTCTGTGGCTCAAGGGTTGGTAGATAAATCCTCAATGGTCTTGGTAGGTATTTATGGTCAAGGCATTAACCCCATGGATAATACAGTAGAGAAATATTCTATTGTCCCTTACGGTGGAAGATTCCCTCAACCAGTAGAATATAATACTGCTATCCATGGTATGCAACAATCCAATGTAGAAACTCTATTACGGTTATTGCAAGGATTCCCTAACTTTGATATCAAAGCCTATATTGATGAGAAGTTAGGGAATATGGAAGGTTCTAATATACCTCGAGGTTTAATCGCTATGTGGAATGGTACTCAAGTACCTAATGGCTGGGCTTTATGTAATGGTCAGATTGTAGATGACTTACAAACTCCAGACTTATCGGGTAAGTTCGTAGTAGGTTGGCAATCGGGTAATGAAGATTATAATCTTATCGGTAATACTGGTGGTCAAGATAAGGTTACTTTAACCACTCCGGAAATACCTTCTCATGTCCATAACTTTGCAGATGCTTATTTTATCGAAGCTTATGACGGTATCGGTATTAATGGTAGTCAGTGGATTGGTAATAACCTCTATGGTAGTAGTAAAACTGATAGGGATAATTCTTATGTAGCACTTTGGGACCATGATACTCGAGCTGCAGGTGGAGGTCAACCCCATGAGAATAGACCACCATATTATGTACTAGCATACATTATAAAACTATAATAATGTGTAACTACTTGTAACAATATCAATGAACTTTTAATTTATGAATTGCTTAACAATTGGGATAGGGACGTTGGGAAACGTCCCTTTCTTTTTGTGTTTAGTAATGCAGTTCTTCTTTGGCTTTCTCTTCCCAGTATTGGATATCAGCCTTGAGTTCACTAATATATTTGATAGAGTTTTTAGTTCGAGGCATATCAAAGAACTCTACTAAAAGTATATTGGTAATTCTTCCTGACTCAGGCATACGTTCTTTAATATATGGTGGAGGAGTTACTAATACCTCGAATAACATATAAGCATCCGAAGATAGATTAGCTTTCATATAATCATAAAGCAATTCCAACATATCTTCTTTAGCTTTAGTTTCTTCCTCATCATCTTCGAGTTCCTTATCATTATCAAATAAATCCTCAAGCTTAAATAAGTTCTGGTTATATTCTGCAACCTCTCCATAGGCAAATCTCAGAAGCTTATTTTTAAAAGTAGCTAGAGATGATAAGATTCTTGCTTTAAGATGTTCTTCACTACAAGTACCGTAGTACTTATTAAAAACAAATAACATTTTATCCCAGAAATAAGAAGATATTATATCTGGAGTAAGGTTGAATCTTTTGTAATCTATCTGTTTGGTTAGGTTCCTAATAACAGGTTTACAAACTTTATACAACCTATTAAACATGGCTTCATCATAATCCTGCATAGGTTTTAATCTGTGCAGTTCTGAACCATTATTACCGTTGGTCTTTCTCATATCTTTATAAATATTTCGTTAGTGCAAATATATAAAATTATTCATTATATAATATAAGAATATCAAAATATTTCACCAAGCGGCTGAGGATTAGAAGACTAGATACTGTGGACATGAGTTCAGAACTATATGGAGACTATCAAAATCTATTAGTTATTATATTGCAATATATTAATGTATGAAAAAAGATAAAATCAAATTTAGCTTTACACCGGACTTCCAGTTAGAGATACTCCGGTTCATTATTCAAGACAAGGAAGGAGGTTTAGTACTGGGAAGGTTAAAACCCAGTTACTTAGTTCTTATTGAGCATTCCTTAATATGTGAGGGTATACTTAAGTACTTTAAGAAGACAAAAAAGATACCTTCTCAGAATGTATTAAAGGAAGTGATAAAGGAAATGCTAGAATCCAAGGCTTATGTAGATTTAGTAACTAAGGATGACATCCCAACTATTGAGAGAACCATTAAAAACCTCTATTCAATTCAACTATCGGATTCGGATTATATTAAGGAGAAGATTTATAAGTTCTCTACTTATGTTGAGATGAAGAACTTGAATGATTCATTCGATTTAGATAACTTCGAACAATACGAAGAATACTCTAAAAAGATTGAGAAGGTTCTTCAAAAGAGTAAGCCTAAGAAAGAGGATGAACCCTTATATATGATTCGGGATGTTACGGAGAGACAATTTAAAAGACAATCAGAACCATCCGTAGTTCCATGTCCATTTAGGCAATTGAATGATTTGACCAATGCTGGTGGATTTCCAGTAGCTTCAGTAAATGTAATCTTGGATAGACCTAAGGCAAAGAAAACATTCTTCATGGTAAACCTTGCAAGAGGGTACCTAAGAATGAAGAAATCGGTATTATATATAGATACAGAAAATGGCCAAGAACAAATCATGGACCGTTTCATTCAATCAAGTATCAATAAAACAAAGAAGGAATTATATTCCGGAGATTACGATAAACTCGAGGCTAAGCATTTAAGGAAATTGGCAAGGTTTGGAGTTGAATTGGTAGTTGAAAGAGTACCCGCATTAATTACTGACTGCAATTATATAAGAGAGAAGATATTAACTCTTAGAAGCCAGGGAATTGATATTAAGGTATTGATGGTCGATTATGCAGGTAAGCTTGCATCATTAGCTAAAGATAAAGAGGATTTTGATAGAATCTCAAACGTATATATTGACTTACAGAACTTAGCAGAGGAACTACACTTAGATGTTATATGGACTGCTCATCATATTACAAGGGAGGGTAAGAAACATAGAACTACCAAGTATGATGAGAATGATATCTCTGGTTCAATTGCAATTGTTCGTAATGCTCAATTTATAATGGGTCTTAATTGTACTGAGCAAGAGGAGAAAGATAATATTCTTCGAGTTGAGATTGTAGTACAAAGAGATGGTCTTCCTTCGGGTAGGGCTTTATTCAAATGTGATGTCGAAAGACAAAGATGTACAGAATTTACTAAAGAACAACGAAAGCAATATGATGAAGTATACGGTAGTAAATTGGATGAGCAATTTAAAAAGAAAGATAATCCAGATGCTGATTCCAAGAAAAGAGAAAGGACAACTGGAGATATATAAATGTAAACTTGGTATTCATGATTGGATAACAGAGCATTGGTGGGAACTTAGGCAGAGACCTAGAAATACCCTTACAAGGAAAGGAGGTAGGAAGAGAGCTCAATATTATAAGAAATATCGTACCAGAACCTATTGTAGAATCTGTGGTAAAAAGAAGAATGAGAACAAAGAAAGTAGAAGTAGTAAAAGATAGATGGACTGATGGATTAGCTTTAGAAATATCCCATAATGGTTGGCAAACAACTTCCATCAGTAACCTGGATTTAGAGGATTTAAAGAGAATCCGAAAAGTAATTCGTAAAGCTATAAAGGAACATGAAAATAACAAATCAGTTTAAGTCTAAGCTCAAAACTTATTTCATTAAAAGACTTGGAGCTTTTGAATATAAACATGGCTGGATGAAACTCCCAACTTGCCCTTACTGTCATAGGGAATTAAAAATGGGAGTTAATCTTTCCATGTACAGAACTAATTGCTTTAGATGTAATGAGCATCCGAATCCTTCACAATTAGTTATGGATGTTGAGGGATTCGATACTTATCACGAACTTATAAATTTCTTAAACAATGGACAATTCGAAGAACTTGAATTTCACGATGAGAAAATTGAACTTGCAGAAGCTAAGCCTTTGTACTTACCCGATAGTTTTAGACTCCTTAGTATCGGAGATTCACAAATTGCAAGGAGCATTAGAAGCTATGTCAAAGGCCGCGGATTTAGTATCGAAGAGTTATGTAAACATGGAGTTGGTTATGCGACAAAGGAACCTTTCTTCGGATACCTTATTATACCGTTCTATTATCATGGCCAACTCAGGTATTATAATGCCAGAAAGGTTATCGGAAACGGTCCTCGGTATAACAACCCCAACAAAGATATCACAGGCCTTGGAAAAGAGTTTATCATATTTAATTATGACGCATTGGAAATGTATAGGTCGGTATTCATTTGCGAAGGAGCACTTAATGCTCTCACCCTCGGAGATAGAGCTATTGCCACAATGGGTAAAGCCATTAGTGCCTACCAAGTCAATGAGTTACTTAAATCCTCATGCCAAAGATATATTGTATTGTTGGACCCAGATGCCAAAAGATATGCAGTCAATCTTGCGCTTAAACTTGTTGCCTATAAAAAGGTCAAGGTAGTATTTCTTCCTGATGGTTTTGATGTAAATGATTTGGGAAGGAAACAAACACTAAAGTTAGTATATCAAACAAGGTATCAAAGTTATCAAGAACTCGTTCAAATCAAGAACTCTTTGGAATAAGGATTTCCTATTATATTATATAACTTAAAATATTAATGATATGAAGAAAATAAAAATTGATGGCTCTTACATTTTCCTGGCAGTAGTTCTATCTATATTCACCGGGATTATGGGCAGTGCGATTCCAGTTAGAACTTGGTGCTCTAAACCTAAACCCAAGAAGAACATGATTTTCAGATGTGAAATGGTTGATGGTAAAGTTAGGGATTATACTTTAAACTTACCTGAAAATGTAGATTGGTATGTTGGTACAAATAGAGGCTCATACTATGTACAGTTCCAATCTCCTGGTATAAATCTTTTTGGTAAGAAAGCTTGGATAAGTGATAATGAGGGTTGTATTAATGGAGTTTTAGTTTGTAATAGGATAAAATGAGAGAACCCAGCATTCACATTACTAAGTCTCAATTTGAGGAAATATTAAATACCTTAGAGGTAGATAACTTCCCAGTTGAGGCTTTTTTTGTTATTGCTCGTAAATCGGCAATAAATACTAGAGCAGTAGTTGTTTCTAATAAAGGGACAACTAAGAAAGTAACTAACATGTTACTAGCATCCAAAGGGGATGCTGCCTTAGTTGCTGATATTTTATATGCAACCCGTATAAAGTTAAAGCATAGAGGAGTTCGTAAAATAAACGAAAGTAATACAAGGGAATGGGCAAATTGTAAAAAGCTTGCCGAGATATGTAATACCTTCTGTGAGGATTTTAAATTTGATACTCGGGAAGGTTTTATTAAATATATTGAGACAGGCTTAAAGAGGATGACTGATTATAGGAATGTTATGCAAAGGTTGATATCTATGCAGGACAACATTACTAATCAAGTAGATGCTGAAATAGAATTGCAATATTCTGATTCAAAGCTTACTAAAGAGATACATGATTATTTCATAGGTAAGATTGCTAAGGCAACTGGTATATATGAATCTTATGAAAATAAACCAGAGAAATATGTACACTTTGCAAAGGTAGGGGAATTCTTAAAAGAAGAAGGTTGGGATTATAAGACATTCATTGATGCTCAGTTTGAATCTCTTGCATGGTGTAATGGATTACCAGATATTGCACAGATGTATACGGATAAAGCAATCGAAAGATACAATAAGTATTTATATAAGTATAAGAACAAAAAATCCCTGGAAGAGGAACCTGAAGTTGAAGGTTCTCTCTGGGAAAAGATTAATAATTAAAAACGTAACGTTATGAAAGCTTTAAAATTTTTAGGTAACAGAGTAGAGGATGCAGCTAATGCTTTTATTGATGTCCTCAAGTATTCAGACCAGTCAGTAGATTACCCTGACTTCAACGATATCGAACCTTGGCCGGATGATATTGTTAACATGTTCAAGGATGCTCTGAAGGATAAACCTTTCTCAGAGATTAGTGCTATCCTAATGTATACTCAACAGTCTTCAAGGTTCGAACCTATTGCAGAACTTATGTTGGGTATTGGTTTAGTAGAGATGAGACACTACGATAAATTATCGGATTTCTTACAGAAGGCAGACCCATACGAGGAGAATCCAGTTATAGATATTTATCCAAAGGTAGAGGTAGGTTTTTCTCCTGAGAGTGCTTTGAAGATCGCCTTAGATTCAGAAATAGAAACTATCGGTCATTACAAGAAGATTATGAATAACGTAGCTTTATACAATGACCGGGCAGATTATGATGACGTGATGTACTTATTGAATAAGTTGGTTGCTGATGAGGAACATCACATTAAACTTCTCAAGGAAGCAATGGGAATGGATAAAGCTACTAAAGGTGTAACGGTAATTATCAAATGAGTAGGATAATAATACAAAACGGAAATATGTGCGAACTTGATTTACCTCTTAAGTTCGCACAGAAACTCTACCAGGAATTTTCGGTTAGACATCCTAATGCTTTCTACTTACGTACAAGGCAAAGAGGTATGCAGAACTGGGATGGTAAGATACATTATATAAACAAGCATGGTGAGTTTAAGATAGGTTTTCTTCCGGCAGTATATGAAAAGTGTATTGAGTATGGAATTAAACCTAAAGTTGTAGATATGCGGAAACCTTTACCCAAAGTCAAAAGGGTAGTTACGAAAATAGGTAAGTATAAATTAAGACCAGAACAAGAGAAAGCTGTAAAGGCAATTATATCTAACCAAGTAGGTAACTCTCTCTTTCAGATTGGAGTTTTAGATTATACTGTTAATGCAGGTAAAACTCTTATCATGTCATCTTTATATTTATCTTATAAGAGACAGTTAAAGACTTTGCTAATAACTAATGACTCTGATTGGTTGAATCAAGCTAGAGAAGAGTTTAAGCAATATCTCCCGGGAGAAGATATAACCTTTGTTCAAGGTAAGGTTTTAAACTGGAGTAACTTTACAATTGGTATGGTTCAATCTATTTCTCGAAACATGAGATTCTATCAACAGGAATTATCCAAGATAGATATGGTTTTGGTAGATGAGGCAGACCAAGGTGGAAGTAAACAATATCAGAATGTACTTACTCGGTTATTTAATACCAGAATTCGTATAGGATTATCTGGTACCATTTATATGAGTAAGCTTGCTAAGGATAAAGTTAAGAATATGAACCTTGAATGTTTCTTTGGTAAAGTGATTGCCGAGTTTAAACTTAAGGATTCTATCAAGAAAGGTTACTCAACTAAAACAATCGTAAAGATGGTACCAAGTAGACCTTGGTATGGTAATTGGGAATCCGAGTTTGTAACTTATAAAGACATCTATGATGATTCTATTACCTTGAATAAATATGCCAAGAGAATGGCCTATGCTCGGTTAAAATGGAATATTAACCAAGGTAGATATCCTGCACTTGTAGTATGCAAGCATATTGCACATTGTGAAAATCTATATAAGTTCTTTAAAAAGAAACTGGGCGATGCCTATAATATTGCCTATGTGCATGTTAATACTCCTTCTAAGTTAAGACAACAAATAATGAAGGATTTTAGAGAAGGTAGGATAGATATCCTGGTATCAACCACAATCATTGCTCGAGGTAAAAACTTTCCTAAGCTTAGGTATTTACTTAATGCAGCAAGTATGGATAGCCAGGAAAAATCTATTCAGTTCCTTGGTCGTTTGGTAAGAACTGATGAATCCAAGAATAGGGTATACCTTGATGACCTTCATTATCCTGGAGATTACCTTAGCCGACATGGCAGACATAGGAAACAATATTATCAAAAACAAGAATTGAAAGTTATTCTGTTAGAGAAGCTATGGAAGAATCACCCTATTCATTCTTTATAAGAATACCTTACTTAAGTAGACTTATAAGTACTATGGATAATTACTTTTTCCGGTAGGAGGAAGTAATTAATCTAATAGAGGGACATAGGGCATTAAACATTAATACTTAAAACAATGGAATTAACATTACTAATACCAGTAGTACTGGGAGTGATTATCGGAATATTCTATCTCTATTCATCTCAGTATGATTATGATGAATATAAATATCAATGTCATCAATGTAAAAGGAAATTCAGAAAGGGCGAATTAAAAGATTTAAGAGGTCCTTGGCATACTAAGGATTGGACCTGTCCACATTGTAAACATATAAATGTAACACTTAAAAGTTATGATTACTAAATTATATAAGAAGCTGGTTGATAAGATAATCGGAGAGGAACTTACTCCTCTCCATGTCTTTAATTGTAGTTCATTAGTATGGGTATCGGATATACAATCTACTCAGGTAATACCCAATGAGTATAAGGTATATTTTGATTTATCTTTCTGTTCAGGACTGCAAGTTAGGGTATTAACTTATACTGACACTCGTTACTCACAACACTTGGGTGATATCAGGAAACTATTTATAAATGCAATTGGACATTCCTACTTACCACTTTATGAGTCGGAATTGAAGATTGGAGATTCAGTTATAAGACTAACAGAAAAAAGAATAGATGATTAATTATGGCAAAGAAAAAACAACAACTTCCTGATTTAACAAAGCAGGATGTCCTTACTCCCTTAGACATCAGTCAGCTGGGAACTAATGGAGACCCATGCTTTGGTATTGGGTATGATTTATCCACTAAAGAATGTAAATTATGCGGAGATTCAGAACTGTGTGCATTCAAGATGTCCCAGAACTTGAACATTACAAGGAAAGAATTAGAACAGAAGAATCAATACAAAGATTTGGATGTATTAGAAGACACAGTTGGTATCAAGAAATTCATCCGAAGCTTGATTCGGAAAGGGAAAGACCGAAAAGAAATTATCTCAAAGACAGTTGAGAAATTCGAAGTACCTAAGAAACGTATTAGAGAACTTTATAAAGAATGCAATGGGAAAAGTAGGTAAGTTAAGAATGATATGGGCAATGTTTAAGTTATATCTTAATAACCCAAATTATTATGTACGGCAGGACGATGTTCTTGCTGATTTGTTTATGCAGGGTGAATATGACGTAGAAAGATTCTGTCATTCACTCGGAGTAACTCCTCAAAGAGGATTAACCTTTGGACAACTTTTAAAACAATGTAATATATTATGAACAAATTTAGATTTATTAAAGTAAGGGAGGTAGTATCTCCCAACAGAGCAAACCCAAATGATGCTGGGTTAGATTTTTATGTACCAACTGATTTATACCCTGATGATATTCATGACAAGAACGAATTTGATTCAAATGGGTATATTTTAGATATGCCATTTAATGGAAATTTCGTAAGGCATATATCTTTAAAACCAGGTCATCGTATACTTATCCCATCTGGTATCAAAGGTTTGATAGAACCTCCTGCATCTATGTTAATGGCAGCAAATAAATCTGGTATAGCTACTAAGAAAGGGTTAATCTTTACTGCCGAGATAGTAGATTCTCCCTATGTTGGAGAGATACACATTGGAGTATATAACACTTCTCAAGAAATCCAGGTTATAGAAGCTGGGCAGAAGCTGGTACAATTTATTCATGTACCCATCTATATCACCGAGCCAGAAGAAATTCAGCAAGAAGAATTCTATACCGAATCTCAAATGTGGGGGACTCGGCAAGATAAGGGATTTGGTTCATCAGGAAATTAATAAGAAAGGAGTATACCTTGGACATCAGGAATATTAAAGAAGAGGTACCACCTACTAGAGAAGGTACTGAGTTACAGAATATGTATTCTCTTGGAATACAACAATTTGAAGGCTACAGGCAAATAGAAAAATTGCCAGAAGCCCCATTGGACGTGAATAACCCATATAATCAAGTAATCCTTAAAGACTTTATTGGTAGAGTAATAGAGGAATTGATGGAGGGTTATGAATCTACTTCAGAAGTGGTTAAGATATGTCATAAGTGGGGATGGAATATTGACCAACTTACAGAAGATGAATATACCCAGGTACTCAACCATTTGCAAAATGCCAATGAGGAACAGGTAGATGCCTTGGGATTCTACTTCACTTTATTTCTCTTTGCTAACATTGCTCCAGAAGATATTCTATCATGGGGAACTAATCATGTAATGGATTACTCAGACTTCAAAGTAAACAACTTGAAGGATGTAATGACTCTGGGAATAGCAATGGTTACCGAAGGTACTATTGGTTTAGTTAATCGGTTTAACATGATTGATGAAGACCATGAATCCGTAAAAGACTACACTCCAGGATTCAATACTTTAAGTGAAGCATCACATGAAGAAGAAAAGATATTATTGTTCAATGTAGTTTACGAACTGAACATTGCAAGAAATCTTCTAAAGTGTAGGCCATGGAAACAAACTCAGGTAATGACTAAGGAATTAGATTTTCAATATTCTTTGGTAAAAGCTTTCTACTTATATATGGGATTCCTGGGTATTCAAGGGTTTACTCCCTATGAATTATTTATGTTATTCTTTAAGAAACAACGCCTTAATATATGGCGTCAAAAATCAAATTACTAATGTCGGGTTGGAACAGAAAATTAGAGGGTCTTCAATCGAATACGGAGGAGACCCTCCACTCTTTGGAATTTGCAACTTCACAAGAGGCATGGGAGAAATTGAACGAGGCTTTCCTAAGGTTAGACCCAGTTCTTTTTGATAAGGGTGCTACTGCAAACAGTGGAGTTGCAGTAGCATACAATGTGTTTATAAAAATACGTAAAGCATGGGTAGACCCAGATTTTGATTATGGTAGGTGTTTTAATTACAAAGAAACTAAGTGGACAAGCTTATTGAATAATTACATAGACTTTAATAAGTTAGACCTCTTACGTAGCAAATTAAGATTCCTGAAGTCAAAGTATAATCAGAATTACAATGTTACGTACATGTTCAATAATCATCATGATAATGGTAAACAATGTCTAATAGCTGCGACTTTTTCAAAACGATTCGGGGAGGACATCCCAGTTATTACAATGGTAGTTCGGGCTTCGGAAATTACCAAGAGGTTAATATTCGATTTCCTATTAATTCAACGAATGTCAGAGTACGTATATGGGCCGGACCAGTCAGTACAAATCAACCTATTTGCGACTCAAATGTACGGAAATGTAGAAACCCTTCTGATGTATTCAGCTTATAAGCCTTTAAAGAAAGTAATCAAGGGTATTGATAATCCCTGGACTAAACGAGTTAAGGAAGTATATAAGAAAATTCTAAACGGTACAGAAAAGGAATGGTCATCATTCAAAGTATTTTTCAGAAGTTTCAAAGTACTACGTCCTGACTTGTATGAATACCAGGCTTTGTTAGCAAAGGACTTGCTATTAGAATATGAAGACATAGAATATCCGGAAAACGTGATATCCTATTCTCAAAGGAAAGTATATAAGAAGAAACTTTTAAAGAAACAGAAGAATGAGAATCTACAGTAATTCTTTTGAGTTAATGTCAGAACTTGGCAGAGAACTCAACAGTTATGGTCAGACTGTAAAACCAAAGACCTATCAGAATAAAGTGATTGAAGGTAAAGAAGAGTTTGAAACAAAGGAACTAATTTGCCAACAATACTGTTTAACTTCACTTGGAGACCCAGTATGGTTATTCATATTCTCTCATTCAAAGGAATGGGCAGATGCCGAGTTTAAAGAAAGAATTGGTTGGTATGATTTAAATCCAGGTAAAGCTTGGGAATTGAGAAAAGATTTATGGGAACAGTTTTTGGTGAATGGTAAGTTTGATTACACCTACCCAGAGCGTATTTGGAACTTGTTAGACATTTATGGTAGTACTTCTTTTAACTGTGATTCAGCAATGCAATCAGTTATTGAACTTCTTAAGAGGGATAATGATACTCGTAAAGCAGTACTCCCTATATTCCATGGTACAGATTTAAGATTCCTTGATGGAAGTAAACGTATACCTTGCTCAATGTATTATGATTTCCTTATCCGTCAGAATGGTAAGGGAGAGAAGGTATTACATATTTGCTATCACCAAAGAAGTTCAGACTTTGTTACTCACTTTGGTAATGATGTATACCTTGCATGGAGACTAATGGAATATATAGCTAAAGAGGTTGGAGTAAAACCAGGTTATTTGTATCACACCATAGACTCATTACATACTTATCAAAAAGACTGGGATAAGTTAGCCAGTTCTCTAAGAGTATTTGAGGATATTATCATATAATACATGCTTTATTTCTATTTTGTTTTGATGTTATTTTCGCAAAATGATTTAAAGTAACTCATATCAGGTTTAAGGAAGTAGGTCTGGGAAGATATACTTCCTTATTTTATTTAAAAAACTTCTAGTATGGAAACGAAATATAAGATTATAACCAATAAGCAAGAGCTAAAGAAACTTATCCAATGCTGTAAGCAAACTGGTTATGCTTCTGTAGACTTTGAAACAAATGCCGAGCCAATATATAACAAATCTTTTAAACCAACTATATTATCAGTAACTTTTCAACCAGGTTTTGGATGTTCTATACCTTTAGATCATTTCGAAACTGAAAAGTATACTTCTAGTGATTGGGATTGGAAAAAGATGCTTCGTAAATTTGGTGAAGAGGTAATTGAAAATCCAAATGTAGTTAAAGTTGCTTGGAACTACAAATTCGATGACCAGATCTTTCAGAAGTATAATATCTATTATCGAGGAGTATGTTTGGATGGTATGCTTGCTAAATATCTCTTGAATGAAGAAAAACCCAATGACTTGAAGTCTATGGTAAGAAGGTATTTACCAGAATACGGAGATTATGAAAAGCAAGATAAATTCGATAAGATTCCATGGGATAAAAAAGAAATGGAACCTCTTTGCCACTATGGATGTCAAGATACTGATTATACTCTTAGATTAATGCTTTTCTTCGAAAAGAAGCTAATTGACTTGGGATTATATAATACTTACCGTAATTTAATCATGACTGCTTCTAGGGTATTAACTTCTGTAGAAAAGAATGGTTTATATGTAGATAGGGCATTCAACCAAGAATTGTTAGATTCCTACTTACCAAAGATAGAAGCAGCTAAGGAAGCAATATATAATTTGCCTAAAGTAAAGAAGTTTACTAAACTATATAATCAATCCAAGATTGAAAAATACATTGCTAAATTAGAGGAAGAGATAGAAAATTTAGACCCCAGAGTAGATAAGAGAAAGATACAATCTAGGGAACAAAAGATTGCTAATATACGAGCAGGAGTTTTTACTACGAAAAAGGAATTAGAGTTAATTAGACCTGTAAGTTTAGGTAGTTCAGTAGATTTACCTCAATTAATGTATTCAGAGGAAGGATTTAATTTTGAGGTAATCAAAAAGAATGATTCTGGTAAACCAAGTACTGATGAAGAAACTCTTACTAACTTAAGATTAACTGTCAAAAAACCTGATTCACCAAAGGCAGTATTCTTGGATAGTTTATTAGAGTTGAGAGGTTTAGAGAAAATGTATAAAACCTATATTGAAGGTTGGCATGAGAAAACCCAAGATGATGATAGATTACATGGAAGATTCCTTATTCATGGAACTACTTCAGGAAGGTTATCTTCAGCAGAACCAAATGCTCAACAAATACCTAAGACTTCAGTAGACCCAAATATAAAGAAGCAATTAGTTGCTCCAAAAGGAACTCTATATATTGCTAGTGACTTTAGTCAAGCAGAGTTAAGAATCATGGCTCACTTATCTGGAGATGAAACTTATCTGAATGCTTTTAACTCTGGTCAGGACCCTCACTTGGCAATTGCTGCTACCAAATATCATGTTCCTTATGAAGAAGCTTTAAAAATATATGAGGATGAAAATCACCCAGATCATAAGATATGGAAGGTAAGGAGAAAGCAAGCTAAACAGATTGCATTTGGACTTATTTATGGTATTGGTGCTAAATTACTAGCAGTAAAATTATCTGACCCCAAATCGGGTATCATAGTTACACCAGAAGAAGCCCAAAAGGAAATGGATATATTCTTTGGTCAACATCCCAAGTTAAAAACCTTCTTAAAGAAACAAGAGAAGTTCCTTAGAAAGAATGGGTACTTAGTTTCTTTATTTGGTAGAAAACGAAGATTACCCCAAATTTATTCTTCAGATAGAGGAGAAGAAGCTTATGCTTTACGATTAGCCTTGAATTTCCCTTGTCAATCTGCAGCATCAGATATGTGTTTATTTGGAAGTATATTAATATACTACCTTATGAGACAAGGAAAATTACCTCCTACAAAATCAGTATGCTTGGTTCATGATGCTAATTATCAAATCACTAAACCAGAAAACATAAACACATGGAGTATTTATGAGATGTGGCAAATTTATCGAAACCCATTAACTAAACCCTATTTTGGTTTTCAGATAGACGATGTCACTATGGACATGGATTTTGTCATAGGTAGATCGATGGCAGAAGAATTACCCTTTATCCCAGGTTATGATTATAGGAAAATGCTTGAACCCGATTTTTCAGTAGAAGAATACATGGAAGAGCATAAGAAATATAAACATATACCTATTTCAGAGTATAAGAAACGTTTTAACAAACAAATGAAACAATATGAAGAAGATTTTAAACGGACCCACGGTATGGAGAACTAAATGCCCAGTATGTGATTGTGAATTTGAATATGATGTAAGTGAAACTATAAAGGTTTATGATAAAACTACTCTGGATGTTTTTAGGATAATATTATGCCCAGGTTGTAAAACCAATATAAAGCATTCAGATTCAGTATCTACCACTACAGAAATGAGAAGAGAGGATACTATGACAACATAACTAATTAAAATTTTAGATTATGGAAAATGACACATTAAAGAAAGAGGCTGACAAGGTAATCAATGTAACTTACATGTTATCTGGAGTATTAGAACAATCATTCCAAGAAATGGATGAAATTTTGGATAGATTACACAAAAGACTTCACCATGAAGACCGAAGGTTAATCAACTCTATTCGAAAACATATAAAATTTCTCCATTCAAACATAGAATCACTCAGAACTCATTCACTTTCTAAGATGGATGAAGAAACAGTAGAATGCTTTGATGATACTACTCTTAGATTTTATGTAATCTTCATGAAATTACTTGAAGTTGCTGGTATAGATTACCTTTGCGATTTACGATTATACTCTCTGTATAATCTGTTAGACAAATATCAATCCCTTACTAGTTATCCCAAATTAGATTCTAGGGCTAATATTGCTTTCTTACAAGTAAAGAGAGATATTGAGAATGGCATGTATTCTGCTGAAGATATGAAAAAAGTTTTTAAGTTGAAAGATGAAAACCGAGATAAATAAACTTAAGGTAGTATTTGAGGGTAGAACCTTAGAAATAGATATTCAAAAGGAATTATCTATCAATGAGAACTTATTAAATTCACAGCTAAAGGATTCTCCCTCTAGTTATTATATACTTGCTTCATTAAGAGATAAGTATATAAAACAAAGAGATGCTTTAGCAAGAGAAAAAGAGGAAGCATATTCTGCTGCATGGGTATTTATAAAAGATTCCAATGAGAGGTTCAATAATGATTACGTATCTCATAAAGCTAATATAAACCCCAAATATAAATCTATTTGCAAAAGGTATCTAAAGGCTGCAGCTAAAGCTAATAAATTTATAGCTATCTGTAAAGCTTATGAGAGTAGAGAAGGCATCTTAAGAACTCTTAATGCCAATATCCGTAAGTTACAGTAGGAACTATAAAAGATTACTAACTAAATTTTATAAATATGTATAATTTACAACTTATATCAACTCTAGTAGCTAAGAAGCTTGGTAATAGTATTCCAGGTTTACCCGTAGAAAATAAAATCTTGGTATATTCTCCCAAAGAGATTAATACCACTGCTTCTGGTATTATTATCCCAGATATGGTAAAGGAAGGAGTTCCTCGTAAGGGTGTTGTTATTAAATCTGGTGTAATCACAGAAGAATATCAAACTTACAAGGACCACGTGGAAATCGGTCGTATAATCGAATATGGATTGTATGCTGGTAAAGAACATCAATTCGATAAAAACTGTTTACCTCAGGAATTACAACTCTTTTATGAAAAGGGTCTGTTCACCGTATTAGCTTTAAATGAGATTTCATACTCAGAATCCAATAACTTAGATTGATATGATTAAAGATAAGGACAAAAAGAAAAAGGAATTATCTTCTAGTGGCATGACTACTAAAGATAAGATGTTAGCCCGGAAAAAACAATTAGAATCCAAGGGTAATGGTAGTGGATTGGTATTCCCTAAAGAGGGAACCTTAAGAATGAGAATCAAATCTCCAGGAGATGACCAGGAATTGGGTATTGAATTGATTCAATTCTATCTTAATAAGGATTTGGGAGGAGTTATTTCCCCGGCTACTTTTGATGAACCCTGCCCATTTATGGAAAAGTATCAGGAACTGAAAAACTCAAAAGATCCAGATGACCAGGAACTTGCAAAGATGCTGGTACCAAGAAGAAAATACGTAGTGGGTGGAATAGTATATTCAGATGAGAAAGGTACTAAGGTAGATTATGAAGGAAAAGATAAGGGAGTATTAATCCCAAGATCAGTATACCAGGATATTATCGACCTTTACTTGGATGAAGACGAAGCTGGAGATATGACAGACCCAAGAACTGGATATGATATAAAAATTATCCGTTCTGGTTCAGGTAAGAATGATACTACATATTCTGCTCGTGCATGTAAACCTACTAAACTTGACAAGAAGTATTCAGGTAACGTAGATTTGGAATCCATAGTAAGATCTCAGATTAAAGATTACGATGAACTGGAGGAAACTTTGGCATCATTCTTAAAAGAAGGAAGAGATTCTGATGAAGAGGATGAAAAACCAAAGAAGAAAAAGAAAGGCATTCATAAGGATCACTACAGGGATGATGATGAACCTAAGAAGAAAAAGAGAAAGTATAAGTCAGATATTTGATAAATTGGTTTTATAAATGGTTGGTAGAGGAGGTAATTCAAGAAATTGGTTATCTCCTTTATTTATGTTAATACATTACAGTATGGCAAAAGGAAAAGTGGGTTTAAAAGTTCCCTCTAAAAACGAATTACTAAAGAAATATGGGTCATCAATAGTACTTGCTTCTGAAACAAAAGAAACAGGTCTATGGTTACCAAGTACTTTCTTTGCATTGAATTATACCTTTGGTGGAGGAATCCCATTTGGTAAAATCCTAGAAGTAGCAGGAGAAGAATCTTCTGGTAAATCACTTATAGCTTACAACTTTGCTTATTCATGTCAACAACTGGGAGGGCATGTAATATGGGTAGATGCTGAACAATCATGGATGAATTCCTGGGCTCAAACTAATGGAGTTGATCCAGAAAGAGTTACAGTAGTTAATGATACTCGTATTGAGAATGTTGCGGATGCAGTAGCAGACTTAGCATTATATTTCAGATCTCAGTTAATACACAATGAGCCCATACTTCTGGTAATAGATTCAGTTGCTGCTTTGGTACCTCAG